GTTCTTGGTCAAGAGCGCGCCGCTGAAAACAAAGTGCAATGCTTCAATGTCAGCAAGAACAACACCAAGTACACATGGATGGCCGAAGTCAAGTCGGTCCCCGATTTCAAGTGCATTTCGCCGAAGCAGATCAATATGATGGTTTCTTCCAAGAACAACGGCTTTGGTTATGCGCTATCGGTGCAGTTGCCCAGAGTAAAGCAACCCATTCCACTTTTCATTGTTTTTAGGGCACTCGGCGTAGTTTCAGACAAGGAAATCTGTGAAAAAATTCTCCTAGACAATGACAGCGAAAAATACAAGGATATTTTGGCGGGATTGCAAGCGTCTATTATTGAAGCAAATGCACTCCTTACACAAGAAGAGGCGATTCGGTATATTACAAACCATGTGATGTATACGCCCATCAATATGGACAAGGAAACGGGTGCTAGAAAGAAGCACGAGTTCACTCTGGATATTTTAGGGAATGATTTGTTCCCTCATTGCAAGACAGCCACGCAAAAAATATACTTCTTGGGTTACATGGCGAACCGCTTGATGCAGGCCAGTTTTGAATGGGTGAAACAAGACGACCGCGACTCCTATTTGAACAAACGCATCGATTTGACGGGGGCACTCTTGAATAATCTGTTCCGCAACTACTTCAACAAGTTGGTAAAAGACATGGAAAAGCAGATTATCAAGGAGATTAACACTGGGTCTTGGAAATCGACCGATGATTACGAGAATATTGTGAATCAAACAAACATTTATAAAATTATCAAATCGACTACGATTGAGAATGGATTGAAGCGCGCTCTATCCACGGGTGATTTTGGCATTAAGCACACGAATTCCAACAAAGTAGGCGTTGCTCAAGTACTTAATCGGTTGACTTATGTCAGCAGTTTGAGTCATGCTCGACGCATTTCAACTCCCACGGATAAAAGTGGTAAGCTTATTCCTCCACGCAAGCTGCACAGCACCTCATTTGGTTATTGTTGTCCGGCAGAGTGTTTTGATCCTGAAACGCAAATTTTGATGTGGGATGGAAGTTTTAAACGCGCTGGGGATATAATAGTTGACGATGTTCTTATTGATGATGTTGGAAATCCAACAAGGGTTCGCACAACTTGTTCGGGAGTAAAAAATATGTATGATGTTATTCCAGAAAAGAGTAATTTTGCTGAACATCGCGTTACTGATAATCACATTCTTACTCTTCGTATTCGACAGCATAAAAATATTTTAAATTACGATCGCAAAGATAGAAAATACAAACATTCTGTAAAATTTCTAAATAGAAAAACTATGCAAATTCAACAAAAGTATTTTGATACTTTGGATGATGCAAAAAACTTTGTTGACAGTTTTGACGATGATGATACATTGGATATTACGATTGAAGATTATTTAAAACTTGCCAAAACAACAAAGGATCATCTGGTTTTGTTTAAAGTGGACAGCATTAATTGGAGCAAAAAGGAAGTAGAAATGGACCCATATTTGCTTGGTATGTGGCTCGGTGATGGCCTTAGCGATGGAACAGGTTTTGCACTGAATTACAAAACCGATTTTGAGACACTTGTTTACTGGGAAAAATGGGCAGAAGAAAATGGAGCAACAATAATAAAGGGTGAAAGATATAGTTTCTCATTGGTCTCTACAAAAAACAAAGACGCGGCCTCCAACAAATTATGCAATCGCGTAGAAGAAGCGCCTCTTAAAAAATATCTTCGCAAATATAATCTCTTGAAGAATAAACATATTCCAAATGATTATCTTACTAATGATAGAGATACGCGTCTAAAAGTGTTGGCGGGATTGGTAGATACTGACGGATCGGTGCGCGCGCAAGGTCACGAAATTCGTATTTGCCAAGGTCCAGCGAATTATAGAATAATCGAAGATGCGCATACATTAGCAATGTCTCTTGGATTTTTGTGCGGCGTAAAAGAAGGCAAGAGTCAATGGACAGATGAAAAAAGTGGGGAAAAAAGGTTTAGCACTTATAAAGAGTTGTCTATTACGGGAGATAAAATTTATGAAATCCCAACTCTTCTTCCTCGCAAAAAATTAGCGCTTTTTGAAAATAAAACGCAAGTTTTAAGAAGTAAATCGTTTATGTGCAGTAAATTTAAATTGGTGGAAGTTGGTTCGGGGCCATATGTTGGATGGCAACTGCATGATAAACGCGGTAGGTTTATTTTAAAAGATGGCCTAGTCGTTCACAATACCCCTGAAGGACAATCCGTTGGTCTTGTCAAGAATTTGGCCTACATGGCGCATATAACTATTCATTCCAGCTCGTTGCCTATTTACGAATATGTTATGCCAAATATTATCGACATTGAAACAATTCAGTCCAAGGATATGTTTGACAAGGTAAAAGTGTTCATTAATGGAGCATGGGTTGGAATTACCGACAAACCACAAGAGCTGTATACAATGCTGAAGGACAAGAAGCAACAAGGAATTATGAATATCTATACCGCGGTATTCTTTGATTGTAAAAAAGCGGAGATTCGTATTTGCAATGATGCCGGTCGTTTAACAAGACCATTGTTGCGAGTAAAAGATAACCGACTTGTTTTAAAAAAGCAAACTGTCGAAGATCTTACCAACAACAAGTTGGAGTGGAATGATTTGCTAACGACTTGCAGATTGGACGATGCGGTTTTGGAGTACATTGACGCGGAGGAACAGTCGTGGTCGATGATTGCAATGAAACCCAACGAATTGAGTGACCCGCAGAAGGCGGCAGATTTCTACAGATACACGCATTGTGAGATTCATCCTAGTACAATTTTTGGAGTGCTAGCGTCGTGTATCCCCTTCCCGGAGCACAATCAATCGCCCAGAAATACATATCAGTGCTTGGACGCAAATGAAAGCGTTTTAATGAAGAACGGAGAAAGAGTTCGAATTGCCGATGTTAAAGTTGGCGACGAGGTGATAACTTTTAATCCAGACGACATGACAATGAATTATACAACAGTTGTCAATCAATATGTTAGACCAACCGAAAAGAAGATTTATGAAATTACAACAAAAAGTGCTAGAAAAATAGTAGCAACAGAAGATCATAAATTTATGACTAATAATGGTTGGAAAGAAGTTGGTGAATTATTGCACAATAAAAACACAAATAATATTGGTATATATATTACACCGGACGAAGCAACAAATTTCTTAGGTAAAATTGAAACTGTGCTAAGCGAAGAAGAATTTAGATGCAAGTTAAGTGATCTAGGTATAAAAAATTCGTTGATTAATAAGTACACAGAAAATTTAAAAGAGTTAAATTTGCTCCCACTGTACAATAATAACAATAAACTCCAAATTATTTCAAGAATGTTTGGGTTTTTGCTTTCCGATGGTTCTATTAATGTTTATAAAAAGGGTATTAATAACATAGTGGCATGTGGTTTTGATTTTGGCACAAGTTTTGATGCAAATAATTTTAACAGTGACATGGAAGTTTGTGGATTTAATCCAACAAAAATTTATGAGGGAACGAGACATTTTAATAATACCTCGCATCACACATTTGCATTGCGGTATCAAGGCGTATTCCCCGCTTTATTAATAGCTCTTGGCGTTACTTATGGAAAAAAAACTGAAACCACGAGAAAAGAAATTCCCAGCTGGATATTAAACGGTACTCCAATGATACAACGCGAATTTATTGCGGGTTTTCAAGGAGGAGATGGTTGTAAAATTCGGTCAAATAAATTGCATAAAAAAGGATATAATTTTATTTGCGCGGAAACATCTCAACAAATAAATCCTGTTTACAAAGAGAGTTTAATATTATTTATGACTCAATGTTGTAAAATTTTACAGAATTTTGGAATAGAAACAAAAGTAAATAATAGTGCGTTGATTGATGAAAATAGGGTAAAAATTTCATTTAAGATTTCGGACAAGCAAGAAAATCTAGTAAAATATTTTGACAAAATTGGATACAGATATTCCACTACAAAAAAAATGGACAGTGCAAAAATTATTGAATATATTAAATATAAAAATATGATGTTTGTCAAACACTCAAAAATTATTGATAAAATTCGAGATCTTTACGATGAAAAAAATACAAACACTCGTATAGCCAATTTGCTAAATTTAAAAGTTAGTTATATTAGTGATGTAATTAGAAGTTATAAAAATGGTAGAAAAATTAGTTGTCCAAATCTAAAAAATAATACTATAAATGATTGGAATGAACAAATACAAATTAAAAATGAGTGCATGTTTGTACCAATAGACAGTATAGTTGAAGTTGAAAATAGGTTAATATCAGACATTACGGTGGAATCCGACAATCATAGTTTTATTGCAGGAAATAGTAATTTCTTGTCGCATAATTGTGCACAAGCGAAACAGGCAATGGGTGTGTATGTAACAAATTACGACAGTCGAATGGACAAGACTGCATATGTACTCAATTATCCAGCGCGACCTTTAGTAGACACTCGAATTATGGATATGATTCATATTAACAATATTCCTTCGGGGTTTACAGTAGTTGTGGCAATTATGACGCACACGGGATATAATCAGGAAGATTCGTTGCTTTTCAACAAGGGGTCGATTGACCGCGGTTTGTTTCAGGCGACTATTTATCACACAGAGAAAGACGAGGACAAGCAAAAAATCAACGGTGACGAAGAGATTAGATGCAAGCCTGACGCAACAAAGACAAAGGGGATGAAGTTTGCTAATTACAACAAGGTGAATTCAAAGGGCGTTATTCCAGAAAACACCTTGATTAAAAATAGAGATGTGATTATTGCAAAAATTACTCCTATTAAAGAGAATCGTAATGATCACACTAAAGTAATTAAATATGAGGACCAGAGTCGAATTTACAGAACTGATGAGGAGACTTATGTCGACAAGAATTATATTGATCGCAACGGCGATGGCTACAATTTTGCCAAGGTGCGCATTCGGGCTGTACGAAAGCCTGTGATCGGTGACAAGTTTTCGTCAAGAAGTGGGCAAAAAGGCACAATTGGCAACATTATTCCTGAAGAGGATATGCCATTCACCAAAGACGGAATTCGACCGGACATTATTTTGAATCCTCATGCGATTCCGTCTCGTATGACAATTGCGCAATTGAAAGAGACTATCTTGGCGAAGGTATTGTTGCAGTTGGGCTTATTTGGAGATGGTACAAGCTTTGGCGAATTGGATGTAAACACTATTTGCGAGCAGTTGCTGAAGGTGGGATACGAAGCTCACGGCAATGAACTCTTGTGCAACGGTCTGACAGGTGAGCAGCACGAATGCAGTGTGTTTACTGGACCAGTATTTTATCAACGCTTGAAGCACATGGTGAATGACAAGCAACACAGTCGTTCGATAGGGCCAATGGTGAACTTGACGCGACAGCCGGCGGAAGGCAGATCGCGCGATGGCGGTCTGCGTTTTGGTGAGATGGAAAGAGATACCACTGTGGCTCATGGTGCGGCGCGATTTACGAAGGAGCGCCTGTTCGATGTGTCAGATAAATATAGCGTCTACACTTGCAAGAAGTGCGGTCTCATTGCTTCTTATAATGATGCTATGCACATACACAGATGTAGAACATGCGACAATCGCACTGATTTCGCCTATGTGCAAATACCTTATGCGTGCAAGTTGTTGTTCCAAGAACTCATTACAATGAATATTGCGCCGAGAATAATGACAGAGCACTAAAAATATTTTCACCAGTTTTATTTTGTACAATAATATATATTATACAAAATGCTATTTACAGACATTTCAAATTTCTCAAAGACGAGCGATTATTTGGCATTGCTGAATGGCGCATTATTAGTGGAGTCATTTGTAATATTTTTTACAATGCACGGAATACTTATTAAATCCAAGATGCTTAAATATTGGTATAAACACTATGGTTTAGCGGCTGTTGTGGCGGATGTCTTGATAGTTATGATTGGCTTCATTATAACGCGTTATTTCTATTCCCGATTCTTTTCGAGTTTCAGCATTGCGTTCTTTATATTATTGGCTTTGGTCGTTCAAATTATACATGATATTAGTTTTTACGCATTTTTTACTGCGGTTCCAAGGGGGTTTAATGGAATGTTGGATCTTTTCAAAGATTACGCAAAAGAAATGACTGGATATGCAATATTAGGCGATAGCATGATTATTTTGTTTTCGTGCATTTTTGCTTCTTTAATGGCTGGTTCGTCTTTAAATATGAATATTATATATTTAATTGTTACGCTTTATTTTATACCTTACCTTTTGAACAAATAAATGCGCTAATGCACTAATGTATTGCATTAATGCAACTTAAGGTGTTTTTTTATAGCATAAACAATAAAGGTTGTTAAGGCAAATAGAACACCGCCCCAGGTAGTGTCAATGATTGCAGTTTTATAAGTCCAATTCTTAAGGAGAGCAAGGGTCGTAGTTTCATAGACGGCGTAAATAATGACTCCCAGTAAAAAAGCTTCTAAAATACTTTTCTTCTCTCGAATAATAAAGTAGTATATACCAAAGATGAGGGCAATGTAACAGATAGCGGCGGCGTAAATATCAAAGACAACGGGTGAACCTTGAACGGCAATGATTTGTTTATTAAACATGGAACGCATTGAATATAAAAAAACAAAATCGAGAGAAAGAAAGACAACCAAGGTTAAAAACAACACTTTCAACATTACTTATTTACTTTATATAAATATTACATTTTTATCATCCACTTTATCCACTTTTGGAAAAAGTGGAGCAAAAAATGCATTGATAGTTTTGCTTCACTTTATCCACAAGTTTACGAAAAGTGTATAAAAACGCGTTTATAGTTTTGCTCCACTTTATCCACTTTTTCCAAAAGTGGATAAAGTGGATAAGTTAATTATATTTAATATATCTAACTTGATATTTAACGCTCTCTGGAAGAGACAATTCATTATCATATACAGGTAATATTAAATAACGACTATTATGAGTTTGAGTTATACAAGTATTCGCCGGAATAAGTTTGGCTTGTTCTAGTGTAATGCGATCATCTTTTGTTAGATCGTCCACTTTTTTTCCTCCCTTCAGCAATTTTGAAGTAACAAAATAGCCCTCGACCTGATGCAGCGCATTTTTTTTAGAATCCATCACTTTTATTTTTTTCTCGCCCTCTTTTGTCATATCACGCGCTTTTCCGCCCAAGAACTCTTTAGCTTTTTCAAAAGATGAAAACAATACATCGTGACATATATATTTAAAAGGTTTATCGCATGTTTTAAAATCAGTCGTATTGATAACAGTTGTATCACCTTGCTGTTCTTTTTCAAAAGCCAACTTAGCTAGAGCCTTGGATTTTCCCTCCCACTCAATCGCAACCTTGTTAAAATTTTCCGTTGTAAAAATGGTTGGTGGATTTTCCGGGTTATATTTATTAAAACCCTTTATATTTCCTTTTAAACGACCCGCAAGTTGTGACGCTTCATTCTTATCTGAATAATGCGAGAGAATTGCATAATCTATAATAAAATCTTCTGACATAATGGTAATGCCTCGGCCAATGCAAATGTAACCTGTAATCGCCAACGCATAGCGGTCTAGTTTGTTTTCACAATATATTTTTTTTATAGCGCTGTTAAAATCATCGTCTTTTTTAAATATTTTACATTCGAGTGTGCCCGGCACTGTAAGCTTTAACCCATCACCATTTACGCACAACACGGCCATGCCTTTTTTAACACACAGCTCTATTATATCTTCATGACTTTGTTTTTTACTTTTACCTGGAATAAACCATATTGTCCCGGGCTTGATTTTATCCTTGGGCAGCAGCTTCTTACTCAATACATGTTTGATAAAAGTTAAATAATCTCCACTCTTTGCAATAATTTTGATAGTGTTATCGGTCCACCCGTGATATAATTCTGATGTTGTGTTTTCAATTGGAAATACATTAAGATATTTATATTTTTGAAACAGTGGTTGCGGTGTAGCTGTAATTAATTTAACATTCACATTTTTATGATTCTCTACGGCTGGTCTTAGTGTATTATCAATAAATTTAATAAATTTATCCGCTTCATCAAGCCAAATATTGAAGTAAAATTTTCCGGTGGTAAAAGGGGATGCATTTATATCCAATATTAATTGATAAATGTCGTCCATTCTTGTTCCATTTGTGCAGCAAATAACATTCCTTGCTCCTTTTGCTACAATTGCTGTAAACACGGCACCGGTATCATGATAGTCTGTTCTTTCATGGGAAGATAATTCAATGTAGACTATTCCGTCGTGAATATATTCCTTCAAATCTGATTCCACGCGCGCGCTTGTTTGTTTTGTAAGGAGCAAATTATTATCACATAATATGAAATTTACACACTCTGACCCTTCTATGGGCTCCGATAGATCTTTTATAATGTGTTTAATCATAACAAATGTTTTTCCTGATTGTTCTGGCTTGCAAATAAGTTGAAAGTTTAGCCATTTATCAACTTCTACGAGTGAGGTATTTTCTGCCATCTTATTTGCTAGATTATTTTTCCAGAACATTTAAATCAATTTTTAATTTTTAATTTAGTTGGAAATTCTGCATTTGAAATGTTAAAAGGTGCAAAGGCATAAAAGTAGTTTTTCTACAAGTAGTTTTTTCTTCACTTTATCCAAAAGTGGTTTTTGCTCCACTTTTTCCAAAAGTGGATATATAGTTTTGCTCCACTTTTCCTAAAAGTGGATTTAGCGGGTTTTTTATTATTGTTAATATATATATAATGGCTGGACATAGCGTATATTTAAATGGATCTGTTGGAAGCCCACCCAGACTTTCTCCTATGAGCAGAGGATTTTCAACTTTAGGTTTTGGAATGAAAGGATTTGTTCCTCAACAAGTTCAAGATAATGACCACACTTATGCGGACTTTGAGCAAATTAGATACCAATTGGTGCAATCGTGGAACAATGTTTACAACAGTCAAATAGCTGCAAGTAATCTAGCTAACCCAAATAGAAAACGAATTGGTCGTGTTATAACTCCATTTAGAGCAGTTAATAATGCAGGTGATTTATTAGGTCGTTCAAATTATTCCTGTAATACGGGTTGCCAAACTTTTCAAAGTAGGCCAAATTTGCGCGGGTTAAAGCAGCATTTTGGTTCGCAAAAAATTCAATGCGATGAAACGGGCGTTCCCGCTGGAACATGCAATGGAAGATATGTTTACGATAGCTCTGATTATTCGACATATTTAAAGCAAAAGGCTATTGGCAAGACATACAACAATTTAACAAATGGTGGAAATGCAAACAATGGCAGTCAAGTAGCCTGGCGTGCTATTCGCAGGTACTAAACCAGGGAACATTACTTAGGTTCCCCGAACCCCTCCTTAAATTTTTAATTTTTGCTCTTTTTGCTCTTTTTTGCTCCACTTTTCTCAAAAGTGGATAAAGTGGATAAAGTGGATAAATTTTAACTCTATATATAATATAAATGTCTAACAATTATGCATCATATTATATTTCCCCATCAGCCGTTCAATACAACAATTATGTTTGCGCCCAAACAACTGGCCCGTTAAACAGCGCTCAAACGCCAAACCAACTTGCTTACCACAGTTATGGTGTTTTGAACGGCGTTCACCCCAATCCTCCTCAGTTTTATCCTGCCGACGGAGCAAGTGAATTTGCTCAAGCCCGCTTTCAATATGCAAATGTCGATACCTCCAAAGTGCAACAAATGTTGGCCAGAGCGCGCGTGGTTGCTCAGTCGCAAGGAAGGGGATACAAGTTTTTCTCTCCATCATCTCAACGAGAAATTGCCGTTTCAGGTTCTCACATGAATTATATTGCACCCCCTCCATCGTCGATGTATACCTCGGTAAGAAAAAGACAAGCTGTAGGAAAAAGCTCTTATAAACAGGGACTCCCCGCAGCGGCGCCATTAAGTTACAAAAGCTATGACAGAAACGATGTAAAAACGGCGCTGCGTTTTGCAAGATCGGGGGGGTGCGTCGCCCCTGCGAAGAAGGGGTCAATTTTCAACAGATCTTGCACGGCGGGTGGAGGCATATGCAACTCGGGTGCTTTTACGGGTCAAGGATATTAATAGGAAATGCGTTTAAATAATATTATTATTTTTGGTCAGTATAATATAATGAATAAATTTGAAGAATACTTTTGGAATAATTCTAATAAAAAGTTAAAGGTTGACAAGTGGCATCATTATTTAAAAATATATGACAAATATTTTAAAAAATTTATTGGGAAAAACCCAACAATTTTAGAAATAGGCGTCCAACGCGGAGGATCTTTAGAAATGTGGAATCATTATTTTGATAATAATTGTAGTGTTTATGGAATAGATATTGATCCAGATTGTTTAAAGGTTCCAGAACGGTTGCAAAGTGCCAACATACATGTAGCCATAGGAGATCAAGAAAATAGAGATTTTTGGAAAGATTATTTAAAAGACAAACCCAAGTTTGACATAGTTATTGAGGATGGAGGTCATACTATGAATCAGCAAATTGTTACATACGAAGAATTATATGACCATGTATCTGATAATGGTGTATATTTATGCGAAGATTTGCATACAAGTTATTGGCATGAATACGGTGGAGGATTAAATGAAAAACAAACCTTTATTGAATATAGTAAAAATTTTATTGATATGATAAACTTTTATCACATTAAAAGTCATTCGTCAAATGATGCCGCCGAAAAATCAAAAAAATTTAGACAAATCACAAATTCTATTCATTACTACGATTCAATTATTGTTTTAGAAAAAGAAATAGACTTAGAAACTCCAATTCATACAATAAGATAATAAATATCTCTACAATTAAAATTACGGGTAAACCATATATTATTAATTTTATATTTTTCTTATTTGTTGCATAGTTAAATGACAGTTTTAATATAAAAAATATTTAGAGATATTATAGGATGAACAAGTACATTGTTGAATTTTTAGGCACTCTTTTTCTCGTTTTTGTTATTTTAGCCACAGGAAATTGGTTGGCCATTGGTGCCGCGTTGGCAGTTGCCGTCCTTCTTGGAGGACTTATTTCTGGCGGCGCGTACAACCCCGCTGTTGCCATTGTGCTTTTGGCGGCGGGCAAGATTCCCAGCAGCGATGTGATTCCTTACATTGTTGCGGAAGTTGCTGGTGCTTTAGCGGCGTTTGAGTTAGTTAAAATTTTAATTAAGAAGTAGAACAATTGATTTCAATATATTTCAATATATTATAATTTCTTTTATTATAATATATGCCAAAAAGAGCGGTTCACAGAAAAAGCAAAAGAAGAATGAGTAAAAGAGGCGGGTATCTTGGAGAAGGCGTGGTTAATACAGTAGGATCGACTATTGGGCAAGGAGTAAATGCCGCGAACGATGTCGTTGGCAACTATGTTATAGCCCCCGTCACAGGAGCCGCAGGGGTGGTTGTTGAAAAAACTAAAGAGGGAGCACAAGGTGCAAATACCGGGTTTTGGTCATTGTTTGGATATGGAAATCCTTCTGCTCCTCCTGCGGTAGTTCCTGCGGTAGTTCCTGCGGCAGTCCCCGTTGTTGCTGTTGCACCCGTTGTAGGAGGAAGCCGTCGCCGCAGGCGAAGAAGCGGGAGAAAATCCAAAAATATGTTTTCTGGCTTGATGAATATGATGGGTCTAAAGACCAAAAAGCGCGGGAAAAAGGGTGGCATTGGCGGACCTTCTAATGGTTACCAGTACATTGTAGGTGCAAATTTTCCTTCTGCAGCCAATGCGCAAGGAAATACTATTTATGATTTGGCTCCATTTGACCCTTTGAAGTCTTTTTCGGGTGGAAAATCCAGACGCAATAGAAAGCGCCAAGGTGGTAAAAAGTGTGCTTGGATGTAAATAATAAAATATATTTATAAATCTTTATTGCGCAAGCAATATAAATATATTTTAACTAATAATTATAAGGGTTCACAATGAATCTATTTTTTACATTGTTATTTCTCTCAACGCTAAGTAAATTAGTAGTTTCTTATTCAATGAATTATGGTTCAACCCTCATTCGAGTTTCTAATAAACACTATGGTTCTGGAGTGGAATCTAAATATTCTTCCACTTTAAATTCGCATGGGTATAGCGCAAAAATGGGGTCAACGACTTTGTTTAGTGTGGCAAACGCAGGAATTCATTCATACAGTATAAATTATTGTACTTTTAAACATGGTAGCAGCAAACATTCGCAAAGTATGTCTGGAAGAACCGGTAATTCAGGTAGTAATTCTGCTGCAACCGCCTATTCTGGTAGAGATTCTTTTGCCAAAGGCTATTCTGGTAGAGATTCTTTTGCCAAAGGCTATTCTGGTAGAGATTCTTTTGCCAAAGGCTATTCTGGTAGAGATTCTTTTGCCAAAGGCTATTCTGGTATTAATTCAGGAACCACGGGAAGCCAAAAGTACAATATTTTTGCACCTACAATGGCTCCAACAGAATCTTTGCCTGAAGTAATTTCACCTCCACCACCATCTTATCGTCCCACAAGTTCTCTCGCCATTCCAGACATTCCATTAACATTCCACATCAATCAACAAGCCAACGGAAAATGGTCTTCTATGCCAACAACCAATACAAATAAAATTCTAAAAAATACAATTGTAAAACTGACAAATCGAGAGAATATATATATTTCCAATTTTCAATTTAAAGCTGGAGCAAAGAAACGAGCAAAAAATAATGATAACGGACGCGCGCTTAAAGAAACCAGTCTTACTTTAAACTATAATATAACAACAACAATTGCAAAAAAAGATAATCCAAATGTTGTTTATGGTTCTGTAAAAAACAAACTAATATTGTCAATAAATAATGGCGCATTTAACAAGTATTTGAAACAGGAAGGATTGCCCGTTAATGTAACAAACATAAATTGTTCACCATTTTCATTAATATTTGCGTATTATTACGATCCAACTTTCCAACCAACTGCATTTAATTTGACAACAGTTGGTGAACAAGAAAATGATAAAAATAGTGAAATCACAAGACAAGGCAATTTACTTATTATTATAATTCTATCGTCCAATTGCGCATTTTTACTTGTATGCTCACTGTTGTGCGCGTATTATAGAAAAAACCGCGGAACAACAATTGGTGAAACTGGTGATTCATTTTTGGTAGAGCCAACACCTAGACGAATATACATTGATGTTATTCCTAATCCAATTCAAAAACGCTTAATAGTAGAATAAATATTGTAGTTGATTTTGATAATTTTTATTTGCGAGACTTTTGCATTAAACAAAACAATATATAAACTCCTAATACACCTAAAATCGCATAATATAGTTGAACCATAGGGTCATCCGGTAAATATAAAGCGGGTTCCAAATTTTGCAAATTCTGCAAATTCTGCATATTTGAAAATACCTCTCTACACTTATTACCGTTAATAGGATTTTTACCATCCAAGAAACTGCACGGATCCATATTAGTTAGGTCAACTACGCTCACATAATGCGTTTCTGTGCTAGAAATATTATCAGAATTTATAACTTCCAGTTTTACGGAAGCGCAATCGGGAGTAGAACCGGACATAAACGCTTGCATAATGGTAAAAGGGTTTAGCACTTGCAAATTTCCCATGGTGCCAGGGACTAATCCCTTTAGCTCTGAAAAATTGGTTCCCATGCCGGATGAAATAAATGGGATATTGCCTTGAGGAACATTATTAATGTAAATATATCTGTCCACTTCTTGTAATTGACAATCGGCTTTCGCATCTTTGCAGCTATCTTTATCTTTGCATTTTCCACCAGTTGGGAGAAAAAACTTGTTACCTAAAGGTCCACCCGTTTTTGAAGCGCCTCCGCCGGTCACAAGCACTTCTACATATTGCAATAAACCATTAACATCTTTCCCCATGGCGTCCAATGTGCCGTTGGAACTCATACCGATTTCAGGAGGCGACCTAATTTGTTTCCAATATTCGTATGAAGGTCCGAGCAATCTTTCTTCGACTCCTTTTGCATCACCCAACACTTCTTGAAATATATTTGACATTGTTTTACTTATATATTATTATATATTATTTATAAAAATAATATGTAAATTACAACTTAATATCTGTATTTATTATAGTTATTCTAGTTATTCTAGTTGCTCTAGTTATAATTGGGTTCTGTACCACTAACATTAACAGGTTGATCTTGGCCGTTAAGAGCCGCAGTCGCTTTGGTACTTTGAGCTTGGGCTAAACCTTGCACTTGCGTTTGCAGTTGCGCAATATTACTTGTTGCTTCATTTACACTAGTTTTTAGGCTCATTAGTTCATCAATCCGTTGTTTTAAATAAGCAATATTTCCCGCATTTTGTTCGGCTAATATATTTGCTCCTCCTGGACCTTTTGTATCATATTCTTTATATTCTGGATTGTCTAATCCTTCTCTCATATTACCAAATATAGCTAAAAATATTTGATAAACTATTAGTAAAAGAAATAATACTACAAGTATTCGAATTAACATTAATATATACAAAGAGTTTTATTTTGCAGGGCGAAAACCCTTGAATCCAAGGTTCCCCGCACCCCTCCTAATATTTGAATAACTTAAAAAACGGCAATTACTTCATTGTTCACTATTGCAGTTATTATTTTTTAATATAATAGATACAAACAATTTAGGAGGGGTGCGGGGAACCTTGGTTCCCTGCAAAGTTTATTTTCTTCTTATAAATTATACAAATGTCGTCAGCATATTATCCGCAAGGAATGCATTCATATAATAATTCAGCCCCATTTGCACCATTTAGTGCGCCTTACGCATCCTGGAAGGGCACAGGACCTTATAGTTATCCTGCAGCAATCACCAGCGGAAACATTCGTCCTCTAACAAATAGAGATCAAACCAATAATGCCATACAAAAGTTTGGTCTTCCCCGCCCTTTAAAATGGCAATACAGAAAAGGAACAACTACAGAACCTCTTATAACTATTATTAATCCGGATCAACCCAATGAATACATTCAGGTGAACCGCGAGTCTCGTTCTTCCGTTGGGTCTTCTCTTATTGGACAAACCATTGACCAACCCGGTCGTTTTAGCGTAAAGCACAATCCCAAGAATGAAATCAACGAAAAGGAACAATTAAACAAAGACTGCACCACATGTCACGGTATTGGACTTGTAACCAGTTTCTCGCCTGAACCATTTTTAACTAACAATCCAGAACCCGTGTCGTGCAGCCCCAAATTCTGTTGCAATGAAGAAAAGAAAGCTTTACAGCGGGTCATTTATGCAAGCACAAACTTGAAGAAAAACTACTATAACACGCACGCCGAATATATGGCCAATCGTTGCCAAACCTACGAACAAAAAGCCTTCAACTTTTACTCTGGACCCGCAATTCCTCATGTTTATGCTCAAATAGCAGCGACTAATCCCGCTTTAGCTGAAAAAATTAGACTCGCCAAACCCGGCTCGCCGCTTAGTTATTTGAACATGTATGTGGCCAACTGTTATCCAGAGACCAATCCTCTTGCCGGGACATTAAATGGACCCAATAATCCCAAAGGATGTAAATTGGTTGTTTACAAGCCAAGCAATCCACAATTTGCCGTTGAAGGCGGTGTTAGCAGTAGCACAAGGACACTAAAGTTGACTGTCGACACTATTAGCACCAATTTATCGTCAATTAGAAAGTTAAAGGGTGCCGGGGCAGTCAATAACTACGGTGGACAACCCTTTGTACCCTTTGTATACAAGGCTAAAGTTCCTCCTTGCAACCCAGCCGTTTACATTAAAAATGGAAACCCTAAGACATGCGTTAGAAATCGCGCACTCGATCACATGTACAAGGCGATATCAAAGTTGGGCAATATTGGTAATGTTATAAATGGAACGCAAGTGTCTCAAGTCGGCATGAGCGGTGCTAGGTCTTAAACCGATAAAAATTTAAAATGATCGTGTTTCCATGTCTAATTCTAATCCTAATCCTAACCCTAATTCCATGTTAAACTCTGAATCAAATTCGTGTTCGAATTCTGGATCAGAAAAAGTCTCTTCAAAACTGTAAACAATGCAATTATTGGATTCTGTTGTATTTCTATACGATAAAAATATGTTTTCGCTGCTTTCATTGGATGATTTATCTCCATTCAAAAATATGTTAACTTTATCTGTAAACTTATTATACGGTATTTTAAATTTCTCGCACCATTGAATGCATTTTTGAATATTATTCTTTTTCAGGGTTTCTATTTTGTCCTCTTTGTTTTTATTTTTGTACAAACTTATTAACTGGTCCATAAATTCCAATTGTTGGTGCCCTATAATTATATTCAATTCTTCTAATTTATTAATAAAATAGTAAGGAAGTTCATTTTTCACCAAAGAGACTGTTTGTTCTTCTTCTTTTAGTGTTTTTAATAGAAAGCCTAAATTCGCAAAATACATAGCATATAACTTTGTCTTTTGCGAATTAACTATAAAATTTTTGCATATTATATATCGTTCATTTGTTACAGCGTTTGCAAGCATCGGTTTAATTACATGAACCTTGTCATAAATGCTAGTTAATATATACATAATTTCTACAATTGGTTTATAATATATGTTATCTATTTTTATGATAGAAACTCCTTCAACGCTTTGATAATACAGCAAATTGCATAAAATATAAATAAATCCTGTTATATAGTTTTTATTTATAAGATAATCTTTATCATGCAATTCATAGTACAAAAAATCATATGTTTCTTCGCGAAAATGCTCATTTGATTCATTAAATATAATTTTACTGTTTTCTATGCAAATATTTGATTTTAAATGAATATCGCTACTTTCTTCTCGAAATATATTCATAAATTCAATAATTGAATCGGCATTGGCGCCGTAGCTTAGCGTTTTTATATCCTTATCGTAAAATCCATCAAGCAGATTAAAATTATTTACAATTTCCATTAAAATATAAAAAAAATTTGAATGCGGTTTTAGTTTGCTTACTGATAATTTTGAACTCGGCACTTTTGTAAATATAAACTCGTATGGATTAATTGCTTTATTTAAAAAAAATAAGACATTGTCATCTTCCATGTGTGAAATATACAAGTCAGAATCCCGTATTTTTTTAAATTGTTCATTCATTGATGTCAAGTAGTTGCAAAGACTATATGAAATAAAAGGCGCAACGCAATCATGTGAATGAGTTATAAGTGGGTCAAACTCTACATCTATTATTTTTTTTGGTAATGTATAATAACTCATTATTTGAGACTGTTATTATATATTGCGAATTATTTAAGTACATTTTTGTATTATTCTTCAAGTTTTAGTTTTATTTTTTTTGCACTGGACTTTTTGGGCTTTTTTTCTACTTGTGTTTGTGCTGGTTTTTCTGGTTCTGGTTTTTCGGGTTCTTGCGCTGCTTGTGCTTCTTCGGGTTCCTCGGCTTCGGTTGCAGCAACTAATAACAATTTATTCGATAATTTTCGCACTCGCGGTTTTGATGCTTTTACCGCTTCTTTGCCAACTTTAACTGCCGCGACTGTTTCTTTGCGCTCAGTTCGCACCTGTTCAACTGATTCATCAAGTAATTCCAATGAAACCTTTTCAGCGTTTACATTGCGTGTTTTTTTGTATACAAAGTATCTATTCAAAAACGATATCTTCTTTTCATTTGCGTTCATCTCAAGTGCAGTTCCGTAAGGGTTCTTTGCATAGCGTTTTCTTTTTGTCTCATCCAACATTGCGTTAAATAATTCGCCAAATAATCCAGAACCTTCCGGAATTCCAAGACTCTTGGCTTCGTCGCGAGTAATCAATTTAAAACCATAATTTTCCATTACTCGTTCTAAATAGTCAAAATTCACCAAATACTCTGGAAACATTTTATTAATCGATTCCTGGTAAACGGAAATTCTGTATCCTATGCTAGACGCGTCATCTTCAAAATAGTCAAGTCCGTATTCCTTTCTAATTTCCCAGATTTTTACATCATCATCGTACAATTGAATGCTTTCGCCCTCTTTTTTATTTTTTAATAAATTATAAATCATTTTTCCGTCATAACAAGCTCCAATAAAGTAGCCTCCCACTTTTGTGCACTCCGACACATTTCTAATGAAATTTTGAAAAGTAGATTGCGATTCAAAGAAATAATGCAGCGCAAATTGACACGAGGAAATATTGAAACCCTCTTCACCCTTTCCATATTGTCTTACAACTGCTTCTCCGAGTCTTTCTTTCAATCCTTCTTTTACACCCTCTCCAAAAACAGCCTTTGTTATTTGTATTGCCTTGTCATTCAACATTGCCGAACCAGATTTAATATTTGCGCTACTGTTTCCGTTTACAAAAAGCGCATATGGAACAGACTTGAAGTCCTTCTTGTAATTTAAGAATCGAGCGCAAGCGCCATCTAAGCGGTTTTCCAAATTATCTTTTGATACATCTATTCCAAAGACAAACGACAAATTTGCTGCAATCCACTTTGAAAAATCGCCACCTTTTCCGCAAGCATAATCTATTAGAGTATCGCCTCTTCTTGATACACTTGTAATAAGCAGCTTCTTAACAAATAAGTTGTGAAAATCACGCAAAGCTCGTGTCTTATCGGAAGACGATCCGAGTCTGTTGTAATACACATCATTATCAGCCAATTCATCAGGAATATTATTGCCAGTTGATATCATCTCCTTTGTAATAGGATTATGAATCGAGTGCCAATTGCTGTTGGCAACATGATACGCATTTCCAAATTCCGTTAAACCCTGCTTATATTTGGCGGTTTTATCCGCGCGAAAACGCAAAGGAATCCATTTCCATTGCTTGGACTTGTCTATATCATATCGAAACTCGACAATGTTTCCATCTTCAAACACTTCTCCATCTTCCGTGAACATTTGACTAACCCCGGTATCATCTTTGCGCAACATCACATTACACATTCCGGCCCCTGGTTCCGACGGATTCGTCGGGACAAACTCTGCTGGTTTGTAATCTCGCTCATTATCCACATCTCTAAACTCGGGAAGCCGGTCTTCCAATACATCTTGACACGGGTTTATGTAACCATGTTTCTTTGAATCAAACCCGACGCACAGAACCACTGTTTTATATTCATCCAATTGCGTAATAGCAGAAGTATTCATGCCATCTTGAAATATGGGCGTGACTACATCCGCACCGCTCGCAGCCTTCTCGGTTCGCACCAAAAAGTCAATTGTATTGTATTCCGCCGGCTTCCATTTAAAGGAATGCTCCCATGTTATATTTTTATTTAATGATCCTATTTTGCCTATTTTATCCGCGCCAACTCCCATACTCGCTGGCGTAAAGATGAGACCATCTGTAGTGTACTCAAATAAGCCGTCGTCAACTTTTTGAAGAATTAAATTGCATGCCGCAAATATGTCTTCACTCGGGTTCGCGGGCTCAAACCTCTTGCATTGAAACCTGATTGGACTCGATTCACCGGAAATAACCGATTCCGCGTTTAGCACTCGAAACAGATTTTTAAGCAAGATTAACCTGAAGTTAGCGGGAACATCGCCGGGTTTCCTCGGGACAAATCCTAGTCCTCTAACATCCTTCTTGTTAAGAAAGTATATGTCAAATGCGGCATATAAGTTAATGAATTTACCGTATTTATCGTGCAAAATATTTTCACCATCTGCAAGCGAATTGAAGGCGTCCTTGTTCTGCGTTAATGCTCCAGTAAATACCACTTGCATATTGTTGCCTATCAAATATATTTTGCCCGAACCGGAAATATACATCATAAAGCGTTGTCCGTCCGCTTTGTCAGTAACCGTATAATCATTTCTAATATTTGGAATGGTAGTTCTTTCATTAACTGGCGCAATATTCGCCATTTGTAGCGTATAAGAAGACGGACCAATAAAACTACTATTGAAAACCTTGCTGTGTTTCATTGGGTCGTATTCGTCGCCCATTATTAATTTCATATAGTCGGCTAAAACATTCTTTTGTTCTTTATATGAGATGGGATAGTTTGTTCCCTGAAGACCCATCAAAACATATTTAATTGTTTTTCTTAGACCCAACAATAACTCTTCTACACGCGATGACATTGTTCCTGGTCCAATTTTTGAATTATCCACCTCTAATTCAATCTCATAAACTTCCGGATTTGAAAACAGTCCGGCTTCCTGAGTAGTGTAAGCCATTTCTACATCCCTTTTTACCGCGTCATATCTGGAACTCTTTACAATACTTAAATCGACATTCATGGGCAACTCGGGGTGCGCAAAAGTCACGCGATTAATATACCTGAAATATTTCTTCGACTTGTCCCAAGTCTCAATCATATTTTTAATTTGTCCGGCATTTTCACCGAGTGTTTCTTCAACCTGATACGAAACGCGAAAATTGAAATCATCAATATTTACCGGAAAAACCTTTTCTTCTCCGTTATAATACGGCGATTTCTTTTGAAAAGATATTTGATTTCGGTACGCATATGAATTCAAGAGCTTTTTCAAGTCATTGTGCTTGCAGTACTCTTGTATATTTAAAAATCCCTCGATCTCTGTTCTTATTTGCGACTTCTTAAAACGCCCCGTGGATGAATCCAAGAATTCATTGTTAATGCGGAGCATATATGTTCCTTTTTCATTTTCGCTAGTAAACCCGAGGGATTTTAGTTTTCGAATAACATTGTCATAGTCGATTTTTGTCAAAGGTTTAATGCCTCGTGTTCCAAACCGCACTTCCAATTCATTGTTCTTTTTGAGGTCCTTTACATATGGATTGTTTCCCCAAAACAATTTTACCAAATTATCTAATTGAACTTGCGGCGGTTCTTCTTTTTTTCCATTTCTTTCTTTGACTAAATATGTTTTATTTTTTGAAGACATCGATGATATATATAGTTTATACATATTTTTATATTATTGCTTCTTCAATTTTATATATTTTATATTTTATATATTTGGTAGGGTCTCATACTTACTAGTCACGATTTTTCTTATACTAGCAGTGCCCCTGATATAAAATAATTACTTATCATTATTATTACTATAGGTTCATTATTAACAACTCATATAAATCCTTCTTTGTTTTTTTCCCAGCGGAACTCATCTTTTCTTCCAATCCCAATTTTTTGCATAGTTCCATTAGCTCATCCACTTTATAATAAGTCATCGCCTTTAATGGCTTTTCCAAACTCTCCCACTTAAATAATGTTGTCTTATATTTATCTATTATTTCTTTAGACGCATTCATCTCATAGCAATATTTTTCGGGATTTTCTTGCCAATGAATGATGTGAAAAGGATTGTCTTCTTCGCACATTAATTCAAAGCATTTTCTTTTGTGAATAAATAAAATATTAATATTATCTGCTGCGCAAAGAGCAATAAATGTCTTCATTCCTATTTTATTCTTATTTGCCAAATCGTCTTCCACATCTTCTTTGATATTTTTAATCTTCTTGGTTTTCAAAATTTGCTTCTTTGTCCTGAGATATTCTATTAACTTAAATTTCTCGGTTTTTTCATTTACAAATGATGTTGCTCCAGGATATTCATAAGCAGCAAACCCATTTTTGATTACATAAAAACACCAAAATAATCCGTCCTTTTCTTGTGGAATAAAAAAAGAACTATCTTTATTTGTTTTTGTTGCTGTTGCTATTACCGCAGGTGTAGTGTCTTGGTTTTTCAAATTTTTATTATTGTTGTTTCTATAGCTATTGCTATTGTCGTTGCTATTGTCGTTGTCGCGATTATATTTTAATGCCGAAATTAACATTTTTCCGGTTAACATATAATCATCATATTTAGTGTTAAGCAGTGACTGCATGCTTGTTATTTTTTGCATAAATATCTTTATTATCTTTTGCAAAATATATACTTTTAAAATTCTCCTTTTGTTGTTCAACATTATTCAAATTTATTTCCTGAGCATTCACATAATTAATATAGACTTTTAATTCTTTTATTATTTCTGTAGTCAAATCAGTTAAATTAATATGAATACCGTATTTATTTTCATTCAATGTGACAGTTTGGTGTTTATTCAGCATTCGTAATACTTCAACTTGATTAAATTTTGTCATTGTTTCGATCTTGTCTCTAATTGCCGACAACTCGTTAATATCAAATTCATTGTCTGTTGCCATAATAAAGTAATTGTAGGTTTATGTTTAATATAGTTTACAGTTTATAGTTTAATGAATTTTAATTTGCGTACTTTTATAGATTATTTTGTATGAGAAAATGATATAAAATAATTATGAATATGGGGTTATTTTTATTTTTTATGCACGCGCTTTTTGTAAATTGTTTTATGCGCAACAGTTTTAATAGATGCGCATTTTCATGTAAATCCTCGAGTGAAACAAATCCACAAGATAGAAACTATAATCCTTTTGGAAGAAAGTATTATGAAGAATACATAAAAAAATTAAATTCTCGAAATTCTACGGCGCAAACGGCAACAATACTTGGATTGCACGAAAATCCAAATTCTAACTTTATACATTTATCACCCGATGGAAATATTACATTTCCAGCATTTATTTTTAATGAAACTGAGGAACCCCAAAATTCAACGACTTATCCAAATATAAAAATTATTTTTCAAAAACAAAGACCTCCCACAAACTTGTTAGAATATTTGCAAAACTTGAAAAATGAAATATATAATGCTAATACCAATAACAACGGAAATGGTGAAGATATTGGAAACATTGAGCAAAATATTAGTGATAATGAAGATGACCATTACTATGATGTCAATGGACGATTAATTCGCACAAGAAGAAATGGTAGCAAACCTGGCCAGAAATCTGAGAATTTTGAAGTTGTTACAAAATCCCCTTTAACATTTGCAGATATTGGAGGATACGATGTCATTAAGAAGGAGCTTTCACAATGTGTTGATATTTTGACCCATTATAAAAGATACTCCAAATACAATGTGCGCATTCCAAAAGGGCTTCTTTTAGAAGGGCCTCCCGGAAACGGCAAAACAATGCTCGCCAAAGGATTTGCCGGAGAAACCAATGCATCCTTTATTGCCATTTCTGGTTCTCAATTTCAAGACAAGTATGTCGGAGTTGGTTCTAGTCGCGTGAGAGAACTTTTTCAGTTAGCAAATAATAATCGACCGTGCATTATTTTCATTGACGAAATTGATGCAATTGGAAGAAAACGATCAAATGATGGAGAAACATCTGGTTCAGAGCGCGATTCCACTTTGAATGAATTATTAATAAACTTGGACGGGTTCAAGACTGGTTCTGGAATATTTTTGATGGGGGCCACAAATCGCGCGGACCTGCTTGATCCCGCGCTTCTTCGTCCAGGAAGAATTGATAAGCGAATTTTTATAGGTCTCCCAGATGCATCAACGAGAGAAGCCATAATTAACATACACTTGAAGGGAAAACCTTACGACTCGTTAAATATAAATGTAAACGATTTAAAGGATATGACGGCGGGTCTTTCTGGCGCACAAATTGAGAATCTTTTGAACGAGGCCATGTTGAATGCCTTGCGTGAAGATAGAATCATGATGACTTACGATGATCTCGATTTGGTGATGAATAAAATTATGGTTGGATGGCAGCCAACGGAGCATCAGTTTACAGCAGATATTATTGATCGTATTGCGATTCACGAAATGGGTCATGCTATTATGGGGATTCTCTCGAAACATCATTCCAAGGTGAGTAAGGTAATTATTAATTTATCCGCACCAAACACGCCCGGATACACAATGTTTGAGTCTACTACTAGTAATATATACAAAAGAGAGGCGCTTTTTGAACACTTGATGATTCTGTTGAGTGGACGCATTGCGGAAGAAATTATTTATGATGTATCGGTTACAACTGGGGCGTTGAATGACTTTGATGAAACGCTTAAGCTGGCAGAAAAAATGGTTCTTTATTATGGACTTGGAAATAATGTTATTTATCCCAGAAATAGTGAAAAATATAAAGAGATTATTGATGACCAAGTTACTGTTTTGATTCAAGATGCGTATAGAATGGCATTTATGATTTTGAAAGAATGCAAGGCTCTTATTATTGAGTGCGCCAATATCTTGAAGAGAGATAAAATTTTGAAAATCGACAAACTTATGCTGTTGATTCAAACCAGTTATCCTGAGGTTCTTCATTTGAAAAATTCCAATGACAAATGATAAATGCGCTGTAGTTTGTATTGTATAAAAAATACTTAAAAATAAAGATACACATAGTTATTATATATTATGAAATACATAATCAACATTATCAAAAAGTTTATACCAAAAGAGGCGGCAAAACCGGTTGGTAGATGGAGAATAGAAAATTGTAATGTGCAAATGAACCAGAAAATAGATTTATCAAATGAAGACCATTGTGGTCCTTGCGGACAATACGCATTAGAAAAAATAGAATTGAAAAATAGTAAAAATGATAAAAACACGGATGTCCGTTTAGAAAAATGAAAAATGTAAAAAAATTGATCCAAGTATTTGTAAAATAAAAGATTGCACATTATCAAATATGACCGAACTGTTGCAATACTGGTTTCCAAAAGAGATTGTAGATATTATAAAAATATACACTGGAGAAGGATGTTGGAGGAATGGAAAATATATTAATATACATCGCATACCCAAAATAGATTTTCGGTATGCAATGTTGGCGAAGAGACCCAAGATTAAACAGCTTTGCTACGACTGGTCAAGGGCCGCTTTTATGGGGTGCGCGTGGTTTAAATTACACAATGGCAAATTTGTCGTTTTAAATTTAAAAGAGAAAAAAATTTTTGAACAAGTTTATTATATTTGGGAGATGCACTACAATCAAAATGTTACACAAATCGTTAAGTACTAACTAATAAGTAACAATGCCTAATTTTGTTGATTATAATAAATAATATATTAATTATATTTTACTTATTATATTTTGTTTAAATATTATATAATGAGTGATTCTGTTTTTACGATGCCTAACGCTACATCGTTAGCCGTTGAACCTTTGCAAAAACTTGTATATTCTAATGTAACGCAGAATCCTTTAACAAACTTGCTATTAGTTTCTACTGATGTTGAGGAATATCATCAGTTTATTGATTCTGCAAATCAAAATACTTTTGTTGTTGCTTATTCTCGAATGTCTTCTAAAACGGAATTGATGGAATTATTAAGGAGCAAAACACAATCGTTGAAAAGAATTGGATTTGTATTTCATTCACCCGGGAATAACGAGAAGGTCTTTTTAGATGGGAAATCGCTTTTTTTAGCAAATGATTCTGATAATTCTGATAATTCTGATAATTCTCACGATTACAGTGAAAATTTGCAATGGCTGCTAGATATTATTAGCGAATTCAGTGTAAAGAATGTGGATTTTCTAGCTTGCGACACATTGAATAGTGATTTATGGAAAAGCTATTACAGTTTTTTAACTGAGAAAACGGGAATAACTGTAGGAGCATCGAATACTAAGACGGGAAATTCGAAATACGGAGGTAACTGGATAATGGAAAGCACCGGCGAAGATGTAGAAAAGGTGTATTTTACTGAAAGCATTGAATATTATAAGTATTTGTTGGCAACAATTGATCCAGTTGACGGTGTAACTTACAGTCAAATAGGCACAACTCCAAATGCGACTGTATCAAGCGCTAATAGTGGAACAATTTTAGCAAATACAACAATATTGGCAAGCGTTACTGATACTGACGGCGCTGTATACATAGTTGTTTCTATTAACAGTAATGCATTCGCTGATTTCATCAATTTAACGAGTGTTTTCATACCATCCAGTATAACAACTTTTGGCGATCAAGTATTCAGTGGTTGCAGTGGTTTAAAGAGTGTCAACCTTCAAACGGGTCTCACAGTTATTGGCGATGATGCATTCAACTCTTGCACTGGTTTAACGAGTGTAAGCATCCCAGCCAGTATAACAACTTTTGGCAGTTTTGCATTCTATAATTGCGATGGTTTAACGAGTGTCAATCTTCAAACAGGTCTCACAGTTATTGGCGATTTTGCATTCGGTAGTTGCACTAGTTTAACGAGTGTCACCATCCCATCAAGTATTACAACTTTTGGCGATCAAGTATTCAGTGGTTGCAGTGGTTTAAAGAGTGTCAACCTTCAAACGGGTCTCCAAACTATTAGCATGCTTGCATTCTTTTATTGCACTGGTTTAACGAGTGTTTCCATACCATCCACTGTAACAACTTTTGGCGATCAAGCATTTGCTAGTTGCACTGGTTTAACGAATGTCACCCTTGAACCGGGTCTCCAAATTATTGGCAATTATGCATTCGAGGGTTGTCCAGGTTTAACGAGTGTTTCCATCCCATCCACTGTAACAACTTTTGGCACTGGTGCATTAGGTAGTTGCACTGGTTTAACAAGCCTAACTGTTGATCCAGGCAATACAAATTATAGCGCCGAAAGTAATGTTTTATATAATAAATTAGAAACAGAATTAGTGTGTTATCCGGCCGGGCTTACTACACCTTTTACTATTCCTAGCAGTGTAACAAGTATTTATAGTGGGGCGTTTTCTGGTTCTCAAATTAGCTCAATAATTATTCCTTCGACTATAACAACTTTTGGCAATAAGGCATTCTATTCGTGCACAGGTTTAACGAGTGTAAGCATCCCAGCCAGTATAACAACTTTTGGCAATCAATCATTCTTTTCTTGCACAGGTTTAACGAGTGTCAACCTTGAAACAGGTCTCCAAATTATTGGCGTTGAGGCATTCCAAAGTTGCATTGGTTTAACGAGTGTCAGCATTCCTAATAGTGTAACAACTGTTGGCGGTGGTGCATTCTATAATTGCACTAGTTTAACGAGTGTGTATTTTGATTCTCTTACTAATTTACCGAGTTTAGGATCTAATTGTTTTTTGCAGAATCTCGATCTGCGCACCAATACAGCTTATTACTATAATGGCGTTAAAGATTCTAACGGAAACTTCATACCTAATTACTATACCTATTTCCAAAGTTTTGGATTTTTGGATGCTGTGGGACAAGATCCACCAATACCCTGTTTCAAGGAAGGTTCGCGAATATTAACCAAAAATGGTTACCTTCGCATACAAGATCTAAAAAAGGGCGATTTAATTAAAACAGTTCTAAACAATTATGTACCCGTCGCAATGATTGGAAAAAGAGATATTTATCACCCCGCTAAAAAAGACCGCATCAAAGACCAGCTTTACAAGTGCACTAGCGAGAAATACCCAGAAGTCTTTGAAGAATTAGTTATAACGGGTTGCCATTCTATATTAGTAGACAAATTTATAAACGAAGAACAAAGAGAAAAAACCATAGAAGTAAATAAAATTATATATGTAACCGACAAAAAATACAGATTGCCTGCGTGCGCGGATAACCGAGCATCCGTGTACGAGAAACCCGGCAATTACACTATTTATCACTTGGCCTTGGAAAACGCGGATTATTATATGAATTACGGAATATATGCCAACGGTTTATTGGTGGAAACCTGTTCCAAGCGCTACTTGAAAGAGATATCAAATATGACATTGATTGATTAATTGATTAGTTAAACTTCGAAACCAAGCCACAATTACACCTTTGTACAATTGAAGTGTTCAAAGGTGTAATAAAAAATTGCAAATAGTATTTTGCACGATAAAATAATATAAAATAATATAATATCTTTAAAATTTTTGTTTCGACACTAGCCTTCAATTATTAGTCTAGGTTTTGAAGGCTCCTTCTTAACAGTTGATGCATCTTTGGGTTCTACAAGTTCGGCAATAATAGATACATATTTGTCATTCAATTCAAATCGTTGCCCAATGACTCGCGCATTAAATTTATCGTTTTCCTTTATGGATGAGAAATAAGGCAAAGTGTAGTTGTGGTCGCGAGTTACAAATACAACAATGGGAGACGGAGATTCCTCGGAACTCTCGGCACGAATTCCAGCCTTTGTAATATTCTTTGCAACGCATTGAATTAACATACCCTCCACAGGACAACACACTTGGCATTCAAAAACAACTTCAAAAACTATGTTTGTCGAACGAACTATTCCGCTAGAATATGTGATGATTTTAGATGAGCCTGGTTTCACAAACCCCTCCACAATGCACTTTCCTTCACAGTCATTGGCAATATTTTTTTCTATAATTTGCTGTATGTTCTTTCCAATACTGGTAATAGGAATAGCAAGACTTCGAGTAATTAGGGAGCGGGAGTAAATGCTGAGCAATTTAACTTCGCGCTTTTTGAACTTTTGTTGAGGCTTTGCCAAGACTTCCATAGTTACTAATATAATATATAATAATATCTTTAATCTATTTCAATTTTAAATCAGGGAACCAAGGATTCAAGGATTTCCGCCCCGAACCCCTCCTTAAATAAAAAATAATAATAAAATAAATGATACCCCCAGTTTTATTATTAAAAAGCTTTCTTTGCAAAGGAGGGGTTCGGGGCGGAAATCCTTGAATCCTTGGTTCCCTGAGTGAGTTAGAAGTTGTATAATTTGGCCAATTCAAAATTGAAAAACCACAATTTATTGTTTTTCTTAATTTTATTATAGTATCTCAATAAAAACTCTTGCAAAGCACATAATTCCGCTTGGCCCATTCCCTTAGTATTCTCCTTGGTGTATTTTTCATAACCAACAATCATATTCAATATTTGCAATTTCTTTCCCTTTACAGCTTCATCGCATCTGGCTCCCGTATTCCTCTTGGCATCCGTTTGTTTCGTCTTGAATACCAAATATCTATTACTCTTTTCATTATCAATAAATCCAACAATAGCATTAAATTGGACGCCTTGCGGAATTCTAAATTTATCCGCAGCAGCATTTGCAATTTCTATGTCATCTTCGGGTTCACCATCAACCCATTTTTTGGTTGCTTTGTTATAAATCATAATCTTCCTTTTATCCACAGCAAATAAAATTATTCCCACTAATCGCCGGGTTGTAATAATTTGACTATCCAAATAATCCTTCATCATTTTTTCCAACGAGTTCTCTTGAATAACTTCTAAAGAGTACAAATAATTCAACAATTCCACCTTTTCCCTATACAAAAGTAAATCTATCATGTGTTCTACCAAGAACATTAAGATGTTGTTTTCCGGGATTCCGTCTTTTATTAATTTTCGCATCGTTATTCCGCAATGCTTGTACCAGTTTTCATCTCCACGCGGCATTTTCTCTCCAGAACGAGCAAACTGAATTGCTGTATCAAAGTTTTCTTTCAGCTCCTTAAAAAGCTCACTGTCTTGGACCACTTGCACTTTCGATTCTTCCACCATTTCTTGTAAATGGCGCCTATCAACTACTTGCTTTGTAACTTCCGCTTCCGGTTTTATCTCAAAATTTACCGAGCTGTGCTTAAAATCAATGGGAACAGACCTATCAAAAATGGATACATTGCGGCTATTCAATTCAATCGGCTGAAATAAATAATAATCACCAATATTTATTAAATGACCGCTTCTACCATATTTATCGTTAATGAATTCATTGCTATTCTCAATTACTTGAGTTAACGCAGCGTAAATTTGAACAAGTGGATAGGGTTTCGGTGTGTTAATGCGGAGAACTAAATCGTTCTTCTTATAGAAAAAACGCTCCTTCATCAACGCTCTAATCTTTTGTATAATCTTTTCAGAGTTCATCATTATAAAGTTTTCGTTGTAAGAGTTTTCATTAAGATTGTCTTCGCTTATATCTTTTGAAGGATAGCACTTATATTCGCAATTCTCCATATAATCGCACGCAGCAGAATAAGGCGCGTCACCCACTTTAAAATCCTCAATAGTCTCACCGTTTGACAAAAGTTGTTCAACGGTGCCTTGGTCGTATGCACGCATAATATCTTGCGTAAAATTGGTTTGGTCGTGATTAATAATGCAGTCGACGGCAGTTTCTTTCAAGAGCCGCGTCACTTTCCCAATTTGTACGGCTTTATATTCAGCAACACGATATATATATAAATCGGCCGCTTCTTCTTTATTCTTTTCCAAGATGGTTCCGTACATAAAAATCTCGACATTGCGTTGTTCAAAGGGCAGGTCTTTGTGACTAAAATTGCGGACAGCTCTACCTATAATTTGTTCTATTCGACTCATATTATACCATGGTTGCAATATATGAACCTGTCTTAAAAACTTGAAATCCACGCCTTCCGCACCCGCCTGAGAAATGATTATAACCTTAATTTTATTTCCATCTTTATTGTCTTCCGTTGTGGCAGCTTTCACTTCAAATGCATTATTGGGAGAAATGCGCGGATCACCAGTAATAAGACAATATCTGGCTGGAATAAAATCCGCCTTCTTTGAACTACGCGGTTTCATTGTTCTAGCATCCACGGGTTCAACTGGTGGAGATTTAAACAACGACTTTGCACCGTCTCCATATCGTGTGAACCCCATTTCTTCCAACGCTAAAGCCACTGGTAAAACACCTCCATCAATGTATTGGGCATAAATCATTATTATACCTTCATTTACGGTGCCATCGGGAGAAACAATATTGTTACAAATATTTTTAATTTTGGAACTGTATTTGCCGATTTCATCGGGAGAGAAAATGCGACCATAATTGCGAAGAGTCTGTGGCTTATATTCAAACGATCCCTTTTCAGGAGGAGACTTTTTATCAACAAAGTCCATCATTCGTTCAAGTCCACGGCGACCGGTTAAATCGTGTGCATTTATTCTTGCGTAATCGGGAGAAGATGACTTGGAACTGGGACTTTCGCCACCGCTTACTTTTAACACAGGTTCAAACTCGACGCTGGATACAGAGGGTTCACTCGAAGGCTTCTTGGTTAATTCAACTATGGGACCTTGTTCTGCTTCCGATTGAGAAGGAACCGCAGTTAGAGGTCTTTGTGGTTCCACTTGCATCTCTGATTCTAAGCGCGCTACTGATTTCAAACCTAAAAATGGCTTTTCAAAAGTTTTTAAATTGGGTTTCTTCTTGTCTTTAACTGTCAACAACTTTGCTTCAGGTTTTGCTTTTCCTCTAGTTTTTACTGGTTCTAGAATTTCCTCTTCCGCCGAAATAGAGGATTCCGGCGACTCTGTATAATCTTCAATAGCGAGTATATTCTCCAATGATTCTTCAAGGCCTTCAATTGGATAAACAATATTCAACGCCTCGATGGGTATTTGCAACAATGTATAACCAAACGATTCCATATTCTCAAAGCTAGGCATTTCTCTTACAACACCCTTTTTTGTCGTTGTAGTTATTTTTCGTTTTCTTAGGCTGTCAATGATAAATTGATAACCCTTCGATTGATATTCGCCTATATTCGTTAAATATAATTTAAGTATTTTCAACTTGTCTTCATCTTTAATAAGTTTTCCATTCATCTGGTATTTTGGATATTTAATTTCTCTATTTGAAAAGGAATGATCGGGAGCAAATACTTCTGGATATACGCGAAAAGGAAAAGTATAAGGATTCTCTCCACGCACAAAAGAAATATATCCCGTCGCCTTTTGAATCAATAGTTCTTTGCCGACTTCTTCTCCCTTGGAATTCTTTTTCCAATTGCCGTTTTTATCAAACACATCTTTAATTTCCATTACGCCTCTTCGATCATTAATATTCATCAAATTCAGCAACCATATTACCTCTTGGTAGCTATTATACATTGGCGTCGCAGAAAGCAGCAATAAGCGCAAATTGTTCGCGGATTTGACCAACTCTAATAATTTTTCGGCCACTTTTTTATTATCATTATCATCAGCAATACGAATATTGTGCACCTCATCTATTACAATTAATCTATTATCAAATTCATTTTGCAAATTGCGCAGCATTCGAGCCTTTCGTTCTTTATCAGATTTGTATTCCCCTTTTACTTGTTGCGTTTTATCAATATAGTTGGCAAATTCGATGTAACCCAAGAATAAATAAGAGCTGTTTATGATACCCCTTATTTGGCTAATTACCTTTTCTTTTTTTAGTCCCTTCATATTCATGGGATTAATTTCCTTTAACAATCTATTTCCCATTGCATCGCGCATTGTCCATAAACCATCCACCAATTTCAATCTTCTCTCATCGAATAATTGCAGACGAAAATTATCTTGCACATTAGGTGATGCCACTATTATTATTCTTTTTGCTATGCCCATTTGTTTTAAATAGACACGCATCTCCTCGCACACACCAATAGCGCTCAAGGTTTTTCCCGAACCCAAAGCATGGAATAAAAGTAAACTATTATAAGGAGTTTGAAATGACATAAAATTGCGGACAAATGCCTGATGCGGAGCCAATTCGAAATCAGCTTTGCTTAAAATCTCAGCCTGCTCTTTGATATCGTAAACGGTTCCGTCGTACTTTGTGTCATTGAATTCCTTCTTTTCGGCAATCTTTATATTGAAATTGGGGTCATTAAGAGTAGGATACAAGTAATCGTTGGCTTCGGGGTCTTTCTCCAATTCATTTCTCTCCAATAGCTCTTTCTTTAATAAGAATTTATTGCACTCATCCGTGTATAAATTTGACGGAATCATGCATTTATTTTCTTCAAATTCACTTTTTAAATCAACAAAATCTGGCGTTGTTTGTTGCTTTTTCGACTTTGATACCTTTGGTTTTTGTGCTTTTGATTTTGGATTTGGATTTTGGTTTGACTTTAACATACTATTACTATATACTACGAATATATTCTATATTCTTGCAAAACTTTATTTATTTTCACTATTAATTGTTTTTTTTCTAAATTATATGGTCTAATGGCTTCCAAACACTGGTCTACATTTTTCCACTCTAGTTTGCTAACCTCTGTCTTTTGAAAATTTTGCAACGATTCGTCGCTTTTATTCATATAAGCCAAAAAATACTTGTGTTTATAACACTTGTGATTTGACCCAATGTACATTTCTTCGAATGGCAATAAATTGTCGATAATTGTAATATCGTTCTGGGAAACTCCAGTTTCTTCTTCGAATTCACGAAGAGCGCAATCTAAATCTTTTTCCTGAAAGTTCCTGCGACCCTTGGGAAACTCCCATTCGGTTTCTAACCAAGCCGTTTTGCTATTTGAAACAATGTCTTGTAGTGTAACCAACGCGTCTTCTATAACTACCCCATTCCTTATTGCGTCAAATTTCTTGCTAGAAGATTGCTCTTCGCTTCTGTATTGTGTCCCCGAATTTTCACCCCACAGTTGTCTCCACAATTTATCAAAAGATTCCGTCAAAATCCTGGTTTTCTCTTGCAACGACATTTCGTCTATGCTTTTTTGTAGTTGTTCTGTGTTGTATGGCGAATATTTGCCGCGAATAAAGTCGATGTAACCAAAGCTGTCTTTTCGACGAATCATTAAAAACTGCAATCCTTCGGCGCTGTGACGAAAAAGAATTATACCGTAACTTGTTATAGGGAGTTTGCATTGATGGAATAAGTGACCGTGTTTACCACAGTTATTGCATATGTTATTTGTCTTGTTCATAATCCTTAAAGGTTATATATTATAATGGCGTGTGTTTAAATATTTAAAGCATATTTATATTTATAATGTTAAAATTTCATTATAATTTTGCTGCTATAATAAATAGAATGCAAAACGCGCAATATAAATTAGACCCAAAGGTGTGGGGGCCTCATTACTGGTTCTTCCTTCACACTGTCACTATGTGCTATCCTTTAAGGCCTAACACCATTACTAAAAAGAAATATTACGAGTTTGTTCATAATATACCTATGTTTATTCCAATTGAAGGCATTGCGACTTATTTTAGTAAATTGCTTGACGAATATCCAGTTACACCTTATTTAGACACCCGCGATACTTTCATCCGTTGGATGCACTTCATTCACAATAAAATCAATGAACGCCTCGAAAAACCCAAGATTTCTTTAAACCAGTTTTATATTAACTATTACGAGGAATATAAACCGAAAGATGTGAAAATGAAGGACTATTACAAGATGCGCGGAAGGGTGATATATTTTGCAATGATTATTATAGTTATTTCTCTCATTGTTTATTTGCACAACAAATAATATTTATATATATTAACCAATGGCAAAAACTAGCAAAAATCAAAGAAAAAATTTATATTCAAAATTAAAAGGAGGAAAAGTTATCGGTTCCGGTGGCTTTGGCTGCATTTTTAGGCCCGCGTTAAAATGCAAAAACAGAACCGCATCCAAAACATCCGGTGACCAAATTACCAAACTAATGAAAAAAAGATACGCCATTAAAGAGAAAATGGAGGTTTTAAAATTTAATAAACTTCTTAAAAAAATACCCAATTATTCCAACTACTTTCTTCTTGACGGATTTTCGGTTTGTGAACCCGCCACCTTATCCCCAGAGGATTTAGAAGACTTTGATGAAAAATGCAGCGCCCTTAAAAAAATGGACCTAGATAAAGAAAATATTAACCGCAGAGAATCATTGCAAGAATTGTTGGCTTTAAATATGCCTTACGGCGGCATTGATGTCAGCAAATTCATCGATGAGCATTGGCATAATGCCAAAAAAATGGAGACTCTAAACAACTCCATGATTCAACTTTTGGATAAAGGAATAGTCCCTATGAATGAAGCAAGAGTTTTCCACTGTGATTTGAAATCTTCCAATATTTTGACGAGAGAAGAAGATGGTGTTTTGCGCACTCGGCTCATTGATTGGGGGCTTTCCACTACTTACACACCCGGTCAGCATATACCAAAGGTATTAACAAATCGCCCCTTTCAATATAATGTGCCTTTTTCTAATATTTTGTTTACTTCTCTCTTTACCAAAATGTACAAGTCTTTCTTGGCAAAACATCCTAGTCCGGATTATTATACGCTTCGAACATTTGTTATTAATTATGTTTTGGAATGGGTTGAAGAACGCGGGCCTGGTCATCTTAAAACAATGAACAACATATTCAAAAACTTGTTTGAACAGGATTTAAAAAATATGGAAGACTCTTTCAAGGGCGAGCTTATTGAATACGATTTCACTTTCTATTTTATTTTTGAATATATTACTAAAATTCTTGTTGCCTTTACTAAAAACGGCGCATTTGAAAGTGAGGCTTATTTGAGCCAAGTATTTTTAAAGAATATTGATGTTTGGGGATTTGTTGTGTCTTATGTTCCCATTGTTGAAGATGTACTGGGAGCTCATAAAAAATTAACAACTGTGCAATTTAACATAATTGACAAAATAAAAGAACTAATGCTTGTTTTAATTGACGCGTGCGATAAACCTGTCAATGTTCCTGTTTTAATTGAAAAGTTGAACGACCTGAATTCTGTTTTCTCTCATTTAAAACGCGTCAAGAAACCTGAGTCGTTGTCTTCGTCTACTTCAACCTCGTTGCCCAAGAAGGAGCTGATCGACGAACTTAACTCGGCTGAAAAAAATGCACTGTCAGCCGGCTCGCTTTCATCTGGAACTCGCAAGAAACTCAAGAAACGGCGTTTCCACAAGACGATGATAAAGACACTGAAAAATATTAAAACTTTGCATAGCAAAAGAGCGTGGTTGTAACCTGTATACTGTGATTGCTCAAAAAACTTTTTAACTAGATATATTATATATTATATATTATATATTATATATTATATACTATATTATGAGACTCGAATTATTTATTCTAGGTGTTACAGTATTTTTAATATTTAACGCATATCACGATGGAAAATATACAAAAATGGTTTTCTCTTATAAAAAATACTTTCAAATGGGGTTCATGGCACTTCTAGGAATTTCTCTCTATTTGCTAATTAAGAGAGACCCGCTTCAATGCAAGAAAATTTTATTACACGCCAACAATGTGGTAAAATATATGCCCATTGACAAGTCTTCAATGGATATGCTGTCGCCCATTGTTGATTTTACTAGTGGGGCTGGTGCTTCTGGAGGTTTCATGGGCGGGTTGAATCAAGCAATTGGTCCCCAAGAGAGCAACTTTGAACGAAGAATGATGCAGTCTGGCGGCAAAGCAACAAAACGATCGGTGAGTGAAACAAAGAAAAAATATGTCGCATCAAATCAAAATTGGGTGTGTGGCAAATGCAGCAAACAATTGAATCACACATTTGAGATTGACCATAAAATGCGCCTTGAATACGGCGGAACAAACGAAGTAGACAACTTGATTGCTTTATGCAGAAATTGTCACGGAGAGAAAACGGCTATGGAAAATATGTAGTGTGTTATTGGATTATTTTATAATTATATATTATATATATCTAATTATGAGTTTACCAAATAAACCAATAGTAGTGCAAGGCTTTCCGTTAACTGAAGCATCAGCCATTGCAAATCCAGAACAAGCCGGACGCACAATATTTGGCAGCATTATGCTGAATAAACCATCAATTTTCAAACTAATAATTTTAATAATTTATGTAATTATTGTTTGCTATTTCCTTGTACACAATCCAGGAAAACTAGTAACCGATTATTCTTCTGCTTTTATTATTGTTACATTATTAGGAAGCGCGTTTCTATTTTACACCGCAGTAAAATCGAATACCGCTTTCATTGATTTCAGGTTTGACAACTTTAAAAAATCCGTCATATTGTTGTGCTTTCTTGTATTGGCCTTGTTTTTTTATTATTACAACCCAGGAGGTTATATTATGCAATACTTGTCAACCCCAATTTATGGCTGTATTTTGGCGGCGCTTATATTCTTCATATTATTTTTACTTCTTAATGTTTACTCGTCATATTATTCAAAAAATCCGGTAGCAACCTCAGGTTCCAGTATTTATGAAAGATTTATGAACGATGAAAACAAAATTATTACTTTAATGAAATACCTTCTTGCAATAGGAATGGTTGCACTATTTATAGCAATGATGTCAATGTTTGGCACTCAAGCAGTTGCGGGGTTTTCTTCCAATAACTACGGAAAACTTGCCATAAATATTATTATTATTATTGTTATTGCTGCTATTATTTTTAGGGCATTGACTTATAGTAACTTTTATCAAAATAGTCCTTTAACACAGTTAATTGTCAATTCCATTTTCTATATTCCTTGCTTACTAGTTGCCTTTATTGACAACTTTGTTAAGCTCACTGGTCTCGATGTTAAATCCAAAGGCAAAGATAGTGGTCTCTTTAAACCCACTACGACGGATTATATTTTACTGGTTTTGGCAATTTTATTGAATGTCGGCTATTTTGCGTACCCTTACGCCGCGGTAAAATTCTCAAAGCAAGGAGGTCTTATGCTAATTGACAACCCAATTTATACTAATACTGAACACATTTTGGCGTCTTATCAGAGTTTAAACAAGAACACCAATTACGATTTGAATTACGATTCGACGCTAAACACTGACTTTAATTATACCTACGCCATTTCATTTTGGGTTTATATTGATGCAGTCAGTCCAAGCATGAGCAGCGCCTACAATAAATACACGACATTATTGAGCTATGGAGGAAAACCGAATGTTTTATACAAGGGTGCGGACAATACATTAATGATTACAATGGATAATACTTCGGCGCCAAAAACTAATTATAAACCGACGGTGCCTTTTGATACAGATGAAAACGGCAATAGAATTATCTATGTGAAGAAGGATCTGTTATTGCAAAAGTGGAACAATATTATTATTAATTACAACGGTGGAACTTTAGATATATTTTTGAATGGCGAATTAGTTAAATCGTCCATTGAAGTGCTTTCTTGGATGAAATACGACACACTAACAGTTGGCTCCAAAAACGGTATTCGTGGAGGGATGTGCAACTTGAATTATTTCAATAAGAGTTTGAATGTACAACAAATATATTATTTGTATAATTTTGTGAAAGACAATACTCCTCCTGTTTATAAGAGTTCCGAAGAAACAATTAAAAACATTGCAGAAGAGGTTCCTAGCACAATGAATAGCTCCAGTTTCAATAATTATACCAGCACTTTGAGCGATAAAATTAAGAACAAGTAAAGGCGCGACTTGTAAAAAAAAATTCTGTTATTATATTATATTATGAACATTAGCACAATTCTGCTGATTATTGTTATTATTGTTTTGCTATACATAGTCGTTCGTTATATTTCTACAGATGTAAATACATTGTCCGGGTTAAGTTCGGGAACAGCAATGACAACAATTGCTTCTAGTAGTTTAGCGAAAAGCTCCAGTGGAAACAATTCCAGTAATTTTGCGTATTCTGTGTGGTTTTATGTGAACGATTGGAATTATCGATATGGCGAACCCAAAGTTATTTTTGGACGAATGGGTGACTCTAGTGGCACAGACAAGCAACCTTGTCCTAGTGTTACTATGGGACCTATTTCAAACAATTTGGACATTGCTTTAAGCATTTATCCTGGTGTTGATTCCGTCTCCAATACCACGGGCGAGGCAAATTCTGCAATTCATCATTGCAGCGTTGCCAATGTCCCCATTCAAAAATGGGTAAACTTATTAATCAGTGTTTATGGAAGAACACTGGATGTGTATTTAGATGGCAAATTGGTAAAGACTTGCGTGTTACCTGGAGTAGCTAAGATCAACAACGATGCAAATGTATATGTTACGCCCAACGGTGGATTTTCTGGTTGGACGGCTAAATTCCAGTATTACCCTAACTCAATTGATCCTCAAACCGCTTGGAACATTTATCAACAAGGATATGGCGCCAGCATGTTAAGCAATATTTTTGGCAAATACCAGATCAAGGTCTCGCTTGTTGAAAACGGCGCTGATGCTAGCAGTTTAACAATTTAGTAATCAATTTATAAATGCATTTGGAATATATATTATTTTGTTTTTCTTTTATAATATATATATGGATAATTCAGGTTATAATAGATCAAATACATCAATATCAGGAAGTAGTAGCGGAGAAACTAGTTTTTTTGATTCAAATAGCTTAGTCGCCAAAATTTCATTTTTATTATTGGTAATATTTGTTTTTATTGTTGTTTTACAGTTTTCGATATCTTTCTTGGGATGGTTTTTTAACCCCACCGATTCGCCACATCTAATAAATGGTATGGTTGACGCAAAACAGTTGCTTATTATTCCTCAGGACCCAACTCAGTCTGGTGCAAAAACTATTAATCGTTCTGTAAATGCTAATAATGGCATTGAATTTACCTGGTCTGTTTGGATTTTTATTAATGATTTAGGTAAACCCGATGACAAGTATCGACACATTTTCCACAAGGGTAATGATACATTGGATAATGTTGGTTTAAATTACCCCAATAATGCTCCTGGGCTTTACATTTCGCCAAATACAAACGCGCTAACAGTTATTATGAATACTTACGATGTCATTAACGAGGAAATTGTTATACCAGATATACCCTTGAATAAGTGGGTAAACTGCATTATTCGTTGTAAAAACACAACGGTTGACATTTATATTAATGGAACTGTTACAAAGAGCGCAAAATTGTTGGGAGTTCCCAAGCAGAATTATGGTAATGTGTATGTTGCTATGAATGGGGGATTTGACGGATATATTTCGAATTTGTGGTATTATAATTATGCGCTTGGAACCGCAGCCATACAAAATTTAGTAAAGAATGGACCGAATACCAAAATGACTGGGTCTTCGGCAATGAGTATGAAGAATCCTAATTACTTGTCATTACGCTGGTATTTCTACGGAAATAAAGATGAATACAATCCTTAATCGTCCACTTTTTCCACTTTTTAGAAAAGTGGAGCAAAACCCTGTGTTTCTACTTTATCTACTTTTCTCACAAGTTTACGAAAAGTGGAGCAAAATCCAGTGTTTCTACTTTATCCACTTTAAACCTTTTCTCATTTCACAAGTTTACGAAACGCTCATTTTACTGGACAAAAATAATTTATAAAAATAAAAAATAATTTTCTAAATTATATATAATGGCAAGAAAATCTTTCTCAAGAAGAAAGATGCGTAATAAACGCAACAAATCAACTAGGAGACAAAAAAGAATAACTCGTCAAAGGGGTGGAGACATGGCTGATGTGGAGAGATATATTCTTAACTTAGATTTAGGACCGACCGCAACACCCAAAGAAAAAATAACATATGCTGGTGCTGTAGTGCGTACAATCGGACCTCAATATGCTCCTTCGGCATTGCCACTAGAAGAGTGGGAACCAAAAAGGGAAGCTTTTATAAATGCGCTAGAAGCAATATACGCGAAACACGGCGTCACTGAAGATAATATAGAGTTAGAGCAGGACGAAGTTGAAAATGACCTTTTGAATGATGAAGGTGCGGATAGATTAAATGGAATTGCAGACAATATATATGCAGAATTTTTAAAGGTCGGCGCGCCTCCGGCTGTTCCAGGCGTGGCAGCCAGAACAAGATTCAAAAGACCTAGAGAAGGTGAATTAGGAGAATTTGAACAAATTCGATCTAGTAATAAAAAGACAAACGTCTTTACATTAGAAACCACAAATAAACCAGAAGCTTCAATAACATTAAGTGATGGTAACCAGTATAATATTAGTCAAATTAGAAATATGTGGACTTCCAATCAATCTCAAACGCCATTTCGTCATCCTTACACACAAGAGGATAAGGAAAAAATAAAAGAATTTATTGATTTTGCAAAGGGTGGAAAAAAGGCACGCAAAACAAAAAAGGCACGCAAAACAAAATAAAAGAATAATACACCATTTGCGCATTTGCGCATTTTCAATTCGCAAATGGCAACGCTACCTTCACTCATTTACGCCATCACTTCGGGAGTAGGCGTTTCGTAAACTTGTGAATGAGAAAAGGTGTAAAAAAAGTGGAACAAAATCCTGTGTTTCTACTTTATTCACTTTTTCCACTTTTCGTAAACTTGTAAGAAAAGTGGAGCAAAATCCAGTGTTTCGTATTTCTACTTTATCCACTTTTTCACAAGTTTACGAAAAAGTGGATTATATTTTGCTCCACTTTTCTTAAAAGTGGATGGATTATATTTTGCTCCACTTTTCTTAAAAGTGGATGGATTATATTTTGCTCCACTTTTCTTAAAAGTGGATGGATTATATTTTGCTCCACTTTTTTAAAAAGTGGAATATATTTTGCTCCACTTTTCTTAAAAGTGGATGGATTATATTTTGCTCCACTTTTTTAAAAAGTGGAATATATAAGAATGTCTTGTTTAGGACCAGATTATAATCCCGATCCAACAAAAGAATGGTACAGATTTCAAAATAGGTGTCCAACTATAAATAATGTTTCGTCGGCAAATGAAACAAATTTTATTTTAGAAGACCCTGCCAGCGTTCTTCCGCATGCTTACGAATACAATGTAGCCGTCTATAAAAAGGGCAATGTGCTCCAATACAAAAAAAATAGCGCGGATTTAACCAAAAAGCAGCGCTATTCTCAAATTGCAAAAGGTATGTGGACAAATCGAACCAAAACTTGGAGTTCACAAAGCGAATCCGTTACAAACCCGAATTCTGACCTTTTGAAGCGGGTCAATTATGACACATTATTAATTCCAGACTTTAGCGTCGACGGAACCGAGATTATAGACCCTGTTCTCACTACTTCTGCTATTACATCTTGTTTGCCCATTCCTGCAAAGAATTTTGCAGCTCTCCCAGCCCGGTCCTATCTAAAAAATAATAATCCACTTGTGCCACCCGTCGTTACAAAAACTAGTACAACTTTAATAATGCCACCTTATGTTTATCGACCCAAAACCATAATCCAAGCGGCAGTTCAAACTGGTGGTTCATTAATAGGAAGCATTGTAGCAAATCCTTGCACTGGGCAAACCTTGCAACAAACTTATGTCCAACAATGCAATTCAACCTCTGAATCTGATGTTCCCGGACCACCCACTCTTTTATGCTGGAACGATGGTCTACAAACTTATTACCCAAAGACAAGACTGACTTATGGAACTAGTGGTAATAAATGGCCAACAAATGCGAAGCTTATTTTTTCTGCAAACTCAATTAAACCAGTAAATCCCGTTACAAATCCTTTTGGAATTCGTTTATAGTTTGTCTCGTCTTACATCCTTAAATTAGGATTAACGCATATTTCTTGACTCGGGAAAATGTCGCCAGACATACACTCATCATTTTCACCCACCTCTATGCAACTTCGATTGCCGCGGTCTTCTCCAATATAACACCATCCGGCTTTCCCAGCCGTTTTGCTCGCCTGAATGCTGCTATAGGAATCGTCCGCTTGATATGTGGGTGTGTCCATTTGCTGTTGTTGGCCACCCATTTGATTCAAAGACGATGTTGCGTTATTTAACGCATTGCTTAACGAGTTGTCGTAAATGGGTTTTGCAGTTGTTTGTTGATCGGTAGTGGGCGCGCCTTTAATAGAACCGGCGGTTTGTTGCACTACATCTAAACCGGTTGTAACGGTCCCCGCAGCAACATCAATGCCGACTTTTGCACCCGTTGCACTGACATTGACTGCTTGTTTTGTGGCATTAATAGCGGTTCCGCCAAAATATTGGCTAATAGGTGCTAAAAGATCGGCAAGAGTTTGCGTTCCCTTTGCAAGATAAACAAAAATATTAATTCCCAAAAAGGCCAAAATGAAAATGATGAAAAGCCAAACACGCCAATCAAAATTGCTAAACCAACCGCCGTTATTCGATGTTGTAGTTAAAGATGGTAAAGAAGATGCAGTGGGAGCCGAAGGAGAATAAAAATTGTTTTGTGATAATGGATTACTTGAAACAGCAGCACTATTCATTTATATTTATAATAAAAATAAATATTATTAAATTTTTATTTTTACCTGATTTATTGTTATTTGTTATTTGTTATTAATTAAAAGTTGATAAATATAAGAATTGATTCAAGTCGGCTAATATTTCGTCTCGAATGTTGTATAAATCAGAATTTGACATTATATTCATAACTTTATTTGAATCTAGACCAACCAAATATGATTTAAAATTAGCTATTTCCTTTTTCATTTGTTCGAGAGAAGTAAAGTCACGAACAGGGATGGATTTTACTTTTGTTAAATCAACGCGATTGCCGATTTTCCCAAGAAGCACTTCAACAAACTTGTCAATGTCGCCATTTAATTTGGAATAAAGCTCATCGGTTGCCTTGTGACTTGAATAGCTGTGCGTTTTCCAATGATATATTTTTACTATATTGAGCATACTTAAAAACTTGATTATAATCTCTTGCTCAAATTTTTGAATCGATTGCATGGATGCGGGTTGTGCACGGTTTTTGCGCGTTTTTTGCTTGCGACGAGTATTTTGTCTTGAACTCATTGTTATAGTTATAGTTATATAATATGTATGTAGAATTATTTTTATTATTTGCAAATTTACTTTATAGTCTTGGTATAAAAGTCTCTCCGAAATTGTTCATCTTTTCCAACTTTTCAATGGTCTTGTCCAAATTTGTTTTACCTAATTGATTAAAGAGATAATCTGTGTTGGGGGATTTCTCATTTTTCTTGATTTGTTTATAAATGTTGTCAATCTTTGAAACCACCAAGTTTACTTGATCTTTATTTTTTACGATTTCCTCATTTAAATCCACCGGTTCTATCAAGAGTGATATTGCGTAATAAATAATATAACGCCTTTTCCTGCCACAACTGTTTGTATACTTTAAACAGAATAAGCTTAATAAGCTGTTTATTATTTTTTGTATTAACTGTATGTTACTTGTTTCCGCTTCTTTTAAAATAGCATCCCATATCATCCAAATTATGTCTTGCTGATTTTTGCTATCGACAGGCATTTTTGCTCTTCTTTCGCATTTACATTTCTCTTTTTTTGCCTTGCAAATATTTTCAAACTCCATTATCCATTCCATCCAATAACACGCATTTATAGAGTTTTTTCCCTCTTTTGATATGTTATATGCAAACTCGTTCATTGCTATAAATAATTCCTTAGGGTCTTCGGGCAATATTATATTTGTTCCAAATGATACATTCGGCGCTTTAAAACGGTCCGTCATTTGTGTCATATCGAAATCGGTTTTTTTTATTTTTACCTCGTCAAAACTATGCTTTCGTTTTGCATTACACAATATGCAAATTATTTCAGCAAAAATCTTCCTTATTTTAGGATTATTACGCATTTTCATCTCATTATTTATGTAACCTCCGTGAATTATTTCCTTAAAATTTTCTATCCTTAAATTCAAGTAGATTCCCAATTTAGGATTACCTAAATGAATGTGCTTGCTATAAAAAAATAATATTAATTCCCACAAATCTCCAAAATGACCAGAACACACAAATTCCGCACTCCAATAACACGCCTGTTCTATTTTAGAATTTATCAAATTATTTAGTAATTCTTTTTTTACATCTGTTTTCTTAAATTCAGAGAAAGTTATTCCTTTGAAATCCTTTTGTTCTCTTATATCATCGATTTCATTATTTGACATAGAAACAAATATATTAACTATATTAACTATTTCTATTAAAAAACAAACAAACAAACAAAAATATAGCAATAATACATAATAGACAAATGCCCAACATTTTTTCTTCCATCAATAAAACATACAATAAACTATCTTTGTGGGGTAAAATATTACTATTTATCGTGTTGCTTCTCATTGTTGTTATATATTTTAAGAGACCGTTGTCGGTTGAAGGGTTCGAGCAAAGCGACAAATTTCTTTTGAAAACTGGATCCGGAATCTATGATGGATTTTACAGCGATATTTACGATTATTTGGTTTATAATAACATTAAAGATTCTTACGAGGTAGGAGAAATTATTAACAAGACATCACCATCGGAAGAAAGCGTTATTTTAGATGTCGGGTCCGGTACAGGGCACCATGTTGCTGATTTAGCGTCTAAAAATTACAATGTGGTTGGCATGGATGTTTCGCCAGCAATGATTAATAAAGCCAAAGAGTTCTATCCGGATTACAACTTTGTTGTGGGTGACGCATTAAAGAGTGATAAATTTCATCCCAACTCTTTCACACACATTTTGTGTCTTTATTTTACAATTTATTACATGAAAGACAAGATGCTCTTTTTCAAGAATTGCATGAATTGGCTGAAGCCAGGCGGTTATCTAATTTTGCATTTGGTGGACCGAGATATGTTTGACCCCATTTTGCCTCCCGGTAACCCTCTTATTATGGTGTCTCCGCAAAAATATGCTGATAAACGCATAACAAATACCAGTATTACTTTCAATGATTTCAAATATGACGCCAATTTTGACCTGGATGAGAATACCGATGTTGCTACTTTTAGTGAAAAATTCAAATTTGCCGATTCGGGAAAGGTGCGCAAAAATGAACACAAGATGTATATGCCAACCAGCGATTCCATAATACAAATGGCACAAGAAGTCGGGTTCCTGTTGCAAGGGCAAGTAGACCTCGTAAAGGTCGCCTATGAATATCAATATTTATATATATTAGTCAAACCACAGTAAATATTTTCTGTTATTGACTATAAGATTGTAGTGATGCTATTTGATTATTATAAAAATTTTCACAACATAAAATACATATTTTTAATTTTTATATGTATTGTATTTTTACTTTTCTTGTCTTTTTGCTTGTACATTCGTTTTAAATATGGATTTTGGAGAATTCAGCCAGTATTTCACATATATGATTTGCATTATTATTTATTTCCGCCGGGAATTATCCAGCACGAGGCACCCGAAAAAAATAAGTATTGCAACTTTAAAGATGTAGAGACCATAAAATTTGACGAGATTGATAATTACAAGCTTCAAAAGTTTGTTGGCTTTGTCCAGTCTCATTATTTGAGAAACCAGGAAAATGTATTTTTGCCGCAGAAAGAAAATATTGTTCCTTATTTTACTGGACACAATCATCCGTGTTTTTTCTCGTTTTATAATGTGTCCGAGCTTCTGTTAGACTGCAAAACAAACTCGTCAATTGAAAATAACAAAATTATTGCTGCAATGACTGGTCGACCGCTTCACATTTATATTAATAATGGTAATAATAATGGTAATAATAATAGTGGCAAAGATTCAAAACCATTTTTTGATGCGTATTATATAGATTACTTGTGCGTAGATAAAAGTTATAGAAAATCCGGAATTGCTCCGCAAATTATTCAAACACACGAATACAATCAACGCATTTTAAACAAAAAAATTTTGGTTTCTCTTTTTAAAAGAGAAGGAGATCTAACAGGGATTGTTCCGCTTTGCGTTTATTCAACTTATGGATTTGAAATGGAAACTTGGAAACAGCCACCGCACTTGCCACCACATTTGGGTCTAGTTGAAATTGGACCCAAAAATGCGCACCATTTAATTGATTTTATTAAAACGCAAAATATAAAATTTGATATTGTTGCTATGCCAGAAATTTCGAATCTGTTAGAACTTATTAAAACTGGCAATATTTATTGTTATATTATTGTTCACGATTTTGAAGTATTGTGTGCTTATTTCTTTCGTAAATCATGTGCTTATATAGAGAAAAATGTGGAAATATTATCGTGCTTTGCATCTATTAATGGTGTAAATAATAAAAAAAATAAAAAAAATAAAAATAATATATTTGTGGAAGGATACAAGGTTGTCTTGTGGAAAATCTATAAAAAGCATCCGGGCTTTCAATACGCAGTTATTGAGGACATTAGTGATAATAATGCAATCATAAAAAATATAATGCTTCGCACAGAACCCAGTCTAGTGAGTCCTACAGCGTATTTTTTTTATAATTTTGCTTATCCTACCTTTAAACCAGCAAAGTGCTTAATTCTTCATTAATTAGCGTGTATATTTTCCTACACGAGAGAAAGCGTCCACAATAAAAATGATAAAAACTCCTAAAAAGGAGTATAGGACAACTTCTTCGGTTACAGTGTTTGTGCGTTCATCTTGTTGTTCTTCTAAAAGATGAATCATATAGTTCAATTTCTCAATCAACATATCTTGGCTAGACATCGGTACACTGTTTGACATCGGTACACTGTTTGACATCGGTCCACCATTTGACATTTGAGACCTAGTAGAATTTGAAAACTTGTAAGCCGGGATATTATTAGGCGTCGCGCTGTACATAGATTCATAATTAGGAATAAATCGTTTGTAATAGTCTTCGGCCGCGTTTTGGTTGTGGTCTTCAGAATAAACATTATAAGTTGAACCTTGGTTTACATCATTAGGTTCACTTGTTGTGTTAGATGATAGATTTGATCCCATCGATGACGAGGTTTTACCTTCTCTCAATATTGTTGATTGAACGCCCATTGATTGCGGTGGTGGAAGAGGACTAAAATCCGCAAGATCATTTTGCTGTTCCGGTAAATTGTGGATGGATTGAAGAACCGATAATACTTTTTCTGTATTTACATTCTCTTTAGGATTTAGGTTTGGATAACGCTTTTGCGTCTTATTTAGAGCAATTCTTTTTTTTCCTATATGATTTGTCGTATCATTATTTACTACTTCATTTATTTCATTATCAAATGGTGCTGCATACATTGCTAAAGACATTCTTAATAAAAATTAAGATAATAAATTTATGAAACACACTGAATTTTAACATTTGCATTTTCGCAAAAAAATATACAGTTATTTATATAATGACAAAATTACTTACCGCCTTTACTAACCATTTTCATACAATTATAACCGTTATTTTTGGGGTAATTGTTCTCTACATTGTTAGATACCCTTATTACTTGGAATTCTATTTTGAGAACGCTTTAGGAAGAGCCGCTTTAATATTATTTGTTGTTGCAATGACATATTGCAACCCTATGCTTGGAGCGCTGGCAACTGTAGCATTTATTGGTCTGTATAACTCGCGCGTTATTGAAGGATTCGACGCTAATAGCAAAAAAATAGAAATTGTTGCCACAGAAAAAAAACCTGAACCTAAAACAACCGAAGCTCCTACATCTAGTACACCTACACCTTTACCGACCGCTTCTTCTGATGATAAAAAACCTGATTCTCCTATTGACAAGAGTTCAGAACCGACGGTTGTTCAAAAAGAAAATGTACAAAAAGAAAATGTACAAAAAGATAATACAAAGAAAGAAGATGCAAAAAAGGAAGCATTCCATAACATGACCTTGTCTCCCGCTGATTTGAATGAAGGAAGAAATAGAATGTTAACTATCGAAGATTACATTCGTATGCCCAAGTTCTCAAATCAAATGTCTTTTTCTAAATACTACGAGTCAAGCGCGGAACCTAGCGCAAATTACTCAGGAACCGAAGGCATGCAAAGTGGTGCAGCTCTAGCAAATTAAGGTCGAAAATTTTAAATATAATCATATTTCATGAAGAGCAGTTTGATTATATTTTTTATTCCATTTATTCTGTTTATTGTATTTATTACAACAATTTTTATGTTTTTAAGTTTACATAAAGAAAATGACACGACTAAAGAGGGGTTTTTGTCGGGCTTTCGTCAAATGTATAGACCATATGTTAGAAGAGCGCGTTTATACACAACAAGTAACTATGATTCGCTTTCTGGCAAAGTTTCAGTATTTTTAAGAAGGTGGGGTTTATGGTAATTATTTGTTGCGTCTTTTATTTGATTTGCAAGTTTTATTTTATAGTTTTATTATAATATGCCTCCCAAGCCTTCAAAAAAAAAAATAAATGTTCCCGATAATTCGAATGCTTCTTCTGCTTCTTCTTCTTCTTCTGCACTAGGATTCCCAGGTTTTGGACCAGCACCGGCAGCACCACCTTCGTCAAATGTAAGCTTCTTTCAAAACCCTTTCTTATATATTCACGATCACATTTCATATTTAAACAGTAGCAAGTTTTTTGCCGGTGTAATTATGATTATGTTGAACGTTGGGTCCAAGTTCATTTCGATTCAATTTAGCAAATCTACCGAAGAATATCTCAAGTTTTCTCTCAGCAAGCAACTTTTAGTTTTTGCAATGGCGTGGATGGGCACTCGTGACATATACACGGCACTTGCTTTAACCGCTATTTTTGTAGTTTTGTCTGACCATTTATTTAACGAAGAAAGCAATTTTTGCATTGTTCCCCAAAATCACCGCGTCTTGCACAAGCTGGCTGATTCAAATGCGGACGGCGTTGTATCCGAAACAGAAGTGAGCTCAGCTATTGCTGTATTAGAAAAAGCCAAGCGAGAGAAGCAAAAGAGAGCCCAGATGGATGCTTATGATAAGTTTAAAAGCGTTGAAAACGATCTTCCTCAAAACAGTGTGACCAGCAAATAACCCTTGTTATAGTAATAACGGGAATTATAATGCAATCCAATGATGTAAAATACATTAAAAATACCTATATAATATTCTTAATGTATTATAAGTATGCTGCCCGTTTCTAAAATTATTCCATCCAAAATAAATCCAAGTGAAACTAATTATCCAAAATCATTAACCATATTATTGAATACAAGAATTCGCGGTTATCCAAAACTGAAATATGAGCCTTCTATGTCGGTTCCTGGGGCGCGCAGTGAAACTGTGTATTTCGATCCTCTTGTTAGATTGAATAATAGTGTAGCTGGCTCGGTTCCAAAAGGTTATCCTCCATCTGAACTGTATACACAGTTTTTTGACAAGGGTGGATTTGATAGTTTAATAAGTCGAACCCTTTCTTCTTCTCTCTTTGGACAAGGGAAGCGAACTATTGAACAAGCAACCGATGAGGGGTATGTTGATAATAACATTAAAGTGACATTGGATCAATTATTCAAATCGGGCAATCGTTTTTATATAAAGGGGCAACCATTTACAGTGAATGGTTATGATTGGAATTATGGGGACTGGAAGGTTGGAACTAAAAATATAGAACGCCGATTTGCGACGAGTGGTTCTTCTTACGGAGAAGGCATTAATTCAATGATGCAAGTGCAATTTTCTAATCAAGAAGAGGCTGTTGCTGACCAGGAATTGGCGAATTTCAAATCGACTCATCCCAAGTCTGTGATGCGCGGAAAAATAAATCCAAGAATGTCTAAATTTGACGATGCTGAACTATTGTTAACTGGTGTCGCGGCGGGCGTTTCACAAAAGACGCCTTCTAGTGTTGTTAATAACCCAGATGTTACTGTAAATCCGGAAAAACAAAAGGTGTTGCCCGAAGCAGTAAAACAACTAGTAGCCACCGAATTAATATTTGATAGTGCTATAAACGCTGACCCAAACACACCCAATATGGCGAGCGATCCAATATCTAAATCGCTGTTAGATGCATTAAATGTTGTTTATTTGGAAGAAAGGGGTGCAAACCCTGGTCTAGTTCCTTTATTTGAAACTTTTCAAGCAACACTAAAAGACTTTCAAAATGCATCAAATAAATTCAAATCATCTCTAGGCCTTCTTGATAAAGATGAAAGTAATTTTGAAGAGTTGGATGCAACACGGCGAGATTTAAAAAGAAATAGAGATGAAATTATTGGTCAATTGGAATCTATTGATTTTTCAGGATTGTCTGGAGAACTAGATTCTGTTATTAGCATGTATAGACAACCACAACCACAAACACAACCATCAATTGTTGCTTCGACTTTAACAAATGCTACTAGTGATACTATTTCGAGGATAGAAAGCGCTAAAACAAAAATTGCCAATTTAATAAAAACTCAGGAATCTCTCGTAAAAGATAGTGCTACCAACCCTCCAGACATGTTACAAAAACAAGTCGATGCCTTTTCTTTGGTTAAAAACGTAGATTCTTCTATGAGTGAAATAGAAGTTTTATTAAATAATTTAAAAACAATTTATAATGGACAGCAATTAGAATCTGGTGTACGAATACAAATTCAAATGGGGTTACAACAAATAGGTCAATTATTTAAACAGACTGCTAGATTGAATAGGACATTGCTTGACAAATATAAAGGAATAAACTATGATGCTGCATTACCTATAAAAGTAAATAATTCTGTTTTAAAATTGAAAGGAGTATATGACAAGCTGCTAGAAAATTTTATTAAAATGGTAGACACATATAAAAAAGATGGACAAACTGCCAAGTCTATTCTTGCAGATGAAACAATAAAAGCCAAGGTCTTGGAAGAAGTGGGAAAATTGCAAAAAGTAAAACAGTCATATTTTAGAGTTTATAAAGAATCATTGTATGCTCTTTTGAATAAGATCAATAATCAACGCAAGTATATAGTAGCATTTTGTAATTATATTAAATTATTATTGGATATTCAAGAAAAAAAACTGGACAAGATGTATAAAAAAAAGAAGGACGAATATGATTCACTAGAATTATTAAAGTTGGTTATTTCGGTCGAAATGATGGAATTTGATTATGGTTGTTATGTTTCTTTATTAAACGATGCTTCCTATAATGCAACATTAAAAGAAATAGAAGACACCATCAAGGCGCTAATTATTAAAACGGATAATTTGTTGGATAAACCCTATAATGTGAGAGAGACTTTTGAAACATTATTTAATTACCCGTTTCTATTAACTATTGAAAAACATCAATTGGATTGTTATAATATAAAATTGCTTATTTTTGACATTCAAAATGAAAAAGAGTTATGGGAACACATTTCACTAGAAACGGACAAACTGTTTGAACGAATAAAGGGGCTTGCTTTGAAATCAATTGGGAAAACTTATTTATTATATAAAAAATATACCGAAACTTTTCCAGATGCACAACAGCGCGCTAATTTTTTACAAAGGTATAATGCCGGACAAGTTCCCATTCAAAAAACAAGTTTGTTAAGCTTTCGCTCTTCAACATCGTCCAAGGATACTGCACAAAGAGAACAGTTTACAAACTTATTAAACGCGCAAGTCATATCGTATACATATATTACACTATACGCTAGGTTATCTACAATAACATTGGCGCGACAATTGTCTTACAAGACTCAAGAGTTAAACTCTGTGAATGCGAAAAGAAATTATTACTCTTCTCTAAAAAAGTATTACGAATCAGTAAAAAAAAATTTTGCGGGGGTAAATGCAGTTGGTTTATTAACTGACTCGTTGTACGGAGATTTGGAACCAGATAAATGGTCGTCTCCAACTATAAACCCTATAATAGAACTTGATAAATTGAGCGCCGATGCAGCGAAACAACTCGGGTCTCTTATGTATGATAAGGTTTTTTTTGAAAATGTTATTGATACATTGAATTTAAAATTTAAAAATGAATTGGATTCGCTTATTCCTTATATTAGTAAAATGGGGGTATTTAAAGCTTGCGTTGCAATAATTAATCCTGATAATTTAAACCAGAATCCTATTTCAATAATCGAACAAGATAGAATTAATTTTTTTAAAAGATTTATAAAAGATGAGGAGTTGAGTGAAAACTGCGAAAATCAACTAACTTGGGTGTTTTTAGAATATTATGCATATATTAAGGATAAACAAGTAAATCCTTCAATTTATGCTGCAATAACGGAAAAGATAAGTCAATGGAGCGTTTATTCATACACTTATAACAACGATCGAGAGAAACCTGGTTCTATTTTGGAAGCCTTTGTTACTGCATTGAATGGGCAATTAATTGTTTCGGGACAGACTACAACAAATAAATATGCACTGGACGGAAAATTTGCAATTCAAGGTATAAGGCGTGCAATTGCAGACCAACTTGCTTTACCTGAAAATGGATCTTATATTGATTATTACATTGAACAAGCGAGCGAATTTTGCGAGCATTTTATAGAACAGTATACAGCTTTTCCAGATGACAGTGAAAAAGAAATAGAATTAAAAACAATTCTTAAGGATTATATGGATCAAGAGTGGGAAAAAATCAGGTTTGTGTTTCGTGACATGGATCTAGATAACAACATTAATAGAATAATTGCAGGGGATAATTGCTCTGTTTTAATTTATTCCAATACTATTGCAAATATAAAAATTATTAATAGTAGAATTACAAGTGCCCAAGGTTACTTTGGCGACAGAGCAATGTTGCCTCTTTTAGAAAATATTTTTAAGATTAAAGTTGTTGTTGTTGATAGTTTTGAAGAGCAACTGCGGGAGGGTTCTTTTCTTCAATTTTTGGACAACGACAATAATGTTTTGAGTGGAATTGCAAAGGAAATAAATTTTTCTGGTTCAAACAGAAGAGAGCGGGAGGGCGCATTTAAAGCTTCGCCTTTCCAAAAAAACTTTGAATGGAATCGTCAAAAAATAGTATTGGGTTTGTTAAAAGAACTACTAGTGGGTAGATTTACAGAACTTAAAGAAATGACGCGTTTGCCTCCAAATGGAAAAGCATTAATAGACCAGTGCTCGAAACTTGTAAACTCTCTTGACGCGTTGCTAAATATATTAGAAACCATGAAATCTCCTTTTTTTTACAATGTTCGCAGCGCAGAGGCTAGTGCAAAATTAAAGGAATTTAACGATAAAATAGCAGAAATTTTTGAACAACAAAATATTATAAAATATTTGGAAACGCCGAATACAACTCTAACAACTGCAATATTTAACACCCCATTAACCGAATTAACTGCATATTTTAATGGTAGTGGTTCAAGTAGAGGCTTCTTGGCAGATGTTACAGATTTTTATCCAACATTTATTATCAAAACTCAGGACTCTAGTGAATTTCAAATGTCATGTCAAAGAGTTATTCCCAGTGAACAAAATTTTTTTATTGCGCCGCCTATACTTGAACTTACAAGAGCGCCAACAACACCAACACTAATCGATGATTTTATGTTTTTATTGTGCGATACCGCGGGCGAAACCTATAGTAATATTTTTAGTTTTACAGAAAATAAATTTGTTTACAATTATAGAGAAATTCCTCCATTTTACAATATGTTAATTTTTAATTCTTTGGTAAGGTTTTCTAATGTGCAAGATTTAAAAAATTTACCATTTTTTAGATATATAAATCCAGAATACATACAAACAATGATTGATTATAAAACAAAAATAGATGAAGAAAGTTCTTCTGCATCAGCAACAATACCAATAATAAAAGTTGAAAATACAGTAGTTCCGCCTGCAGTAAGACGCGGTGCAAGAAAAAAAACAAATATAGATTTGAGTAACCCTTATGCTGTTACAAGAGGCGGTGCGTCGTTGTCAAGTGGCTATGTAAGCGCAAGTCGCGGAAACACTGCTTATGCAAGCAACCGCGATTCAAGATTGAGTTATTATGTTATTATTGACTTGGATTTGTATCCAGGTAAAGACGGCATTCCATTAACACAAAAAGCGGTTTTAGCTTGTCAGAATCGATACGAGAAAATCCGACAAGCCTGGGCAAAATTGTTTGGCCTAGTCTATCGTCCTAACGAATTATATGTTACTGGGTTTACAGCGCCTTCTGCTTTAAAGAATCGAGAAAACGAAAGAGGTCGAGATAATTATAGGTCGACAAGAAGACGCAGAGATGGAGACGATGAAAGAAGACCTAGAAGTAGGAGCGAAAGAGATAGGGATAGGGATAGAGATAGGGGAAGAGAAAGATAAGTTTACTTAAAAAAGATTTAAATATTACATTCAATATTATTTAATATTTAAATGGACGATGTCTATGAACCCGAATGGTCGAATCACTTGAAACAGTTTAATAAACCAAATAGCGAATTTACTATAGCGGATAACTCACGCGTCGAAAAATATTGCGTTATTGTCGAACCAAGAATGATGGAACTAACTATTCTCGCAATAAAGAACTTTTTATATTTGTTACAGGAGAAGCAATGGGGTCTCATTATTTTTCACGGAACAGAAAATGAAGATTTTATAAAATATAGATTACTAGGAATAGAAAATATAAATTATTTTAATATTGGTAAATCTAACTTGGAAGAAAATGAATACAATGATTTATTGTGCTCTAGCTCTTTCTGGGAAAAAATAAAATCTTGTGGAGCGAAGCACGCTCTTATTTTCCAATCAGACACGTTATTATTCAAAAATGATTTGGATGAGTTTTTACAATACGACTATGTTGGCGCGCCTTGGTGCATAAAATGGATGGGTATGTTAGATGTTGGAAACGGTGGTCTTTCTTTAAGAAATGTAGATGCAATGTTAGATATTTCAACACACTGTCCCAGATTAGAATATATGAAAAATGAAGACATATATTTTTGTTATTGGTGCACTATAAGAGAATTTAAAGTAGCTCCATTAGATGTAGCTAAAAAGTTTGCAGTAGAAACTGTGTACTACGAAAGCCCTTGCGGATTGCATAAACCTCACATTGATAAATTTGGCAACCGGGAACTTTATACCAGACTTTTCAAAAAAACTATTACTATGGTAGAAGAAGTTAAAGACTCGCAAAAAGAACCACAAAATACTATTGAGAAAATTGAACTTAAAGCCGACTTAAAAAAAGGCACTGGCGACAAAATTTGTATTCGATTCTTTTCTAGTTTTTGCAGCGGCGATACATGCAAATCAAACTATGAGACACAGTGTGAATCGCATTTATTGGATTATTATGGTGCAGATAAAAAATTATATATAACAAACGACGACGAATACACGCATGTTATTATTCTGAATACTGCAATGCCTAGCTTGAAACCAGGTATACCAAAAGAAAATGTTATTGGATTATCTCTTGAACCAATATATTTTTTGGGAGTTACCGATGAATTTATTGAGTATGCAAGAAAAAATATAAGTAGATATTTTATTGGAGACAAGAAAGAATTGCCTAGTCCTTTTTTTGAAGGCTATACATATATGTGGCACACTGTTCCATTAAAAAGTTTTCCTGAAAAAAATAAGATAATGTCTATTATGATTAGTCAAAAAGAATTTGCACCCGGACACAACTATAGATATGATTTGGTTAATGCTATTTTGCAGAACAAATTGCCAATTGATGTTTATGGTAGAGGATGCGCAAATATTAAAGATCGCTTGGGGCGCAGTGATGAACGATTAAAAGGCGAATATCCGGATAAAGAGCCTTATAAAAATTATTTTTTTCATATATGTATTGAAAATTTTCAGTGTAATGAGTATTTTTCTGAGAAAATTATAAATTCGTTGTTGTGTTCAGCGATGCCAGTATATTTGGGATGTTATAATATAAAAAATTATTTTGACGATAAAGTTATTTGTTTAACCGGAGATTTATCTACAGACATGAATTTATTAGTAGATATAGTAAATCATCCAATGAAATATTATAAAAGACCAGACATAGAAAAAATAAAAGAGACAACAAATTTATTGCGCAATGTAGATAAAATTTTTGATATTGATTTAGATATAGTCTCGGTGTTGCCCTAGATTATATTGTCTGTCTCGATTAACGCAAGAGATTGCATAAACTCGCATGCAAGATGCTGAGGAATATAATTGAAATCAACCATTTTTTGATTGATTTCAAACTTTGCATATGCATCTTCCTTTTTCATCCGCGCCTCAAAATATTCGCGATCTTGGTAACATTTCAGCGCCGTCTTAGGTCCGCATTTTGAAAGAACAGACGATATATTGTCGCTTGTATCACCCATTACAATTTTACAAAACAGGTCTGATTTGGGGTCACCGGTACTACTCTTTTGTTGCGCCAAATTCTTGAAGCTGAGGTCGAATAGTTGCACTCGGGGTTCTACAAGCTGTAGGTAATCTTTGTCGCTTGTAATAATGAAAATGCGCGCGCTTGGGTATTTTTGAAGTAGATACTTGACGGAAATAGCAATACAGTCGTCGGCTTCTAGATGCGGATGCTTGAGAATAGCACGGACTCCACCCTTTTGGAAAAGTTCTTCTTCATAAGCCATCTTGAAGAAAGGTCCACCCATAAACCCGTCTTCGGGACCATTTTTGCGATTTGCCTTGTATTTGTCTTGGAGCTGATAGCGCCATATTTTTTCTCTCGGGCAATCTTTCCCTACAAGCATAATAGGAGAAATTGGGTCCTTGTGAATGCCGAGATTTTTTGGTATGGCTTTTAGATTATCAACAAAGGTCTTCTTAAATTTCTCCACGAATACCTCATTTTTAAAAGGGTCATCGAGCGGCTCCTCTGGATGCGCGCTCTTGCGCCAGCGCATAATTGAGAAATATCGATGAAAGGTGTAATAACTTCCATCTACAAAGATAAAGGTGGGGGTTTCACTTGCAACAAAGGAGTCCAAAATAGTGTTTTCGATGGTTGTCATATTAACTCGGTTTACAGAATTATCGTGTGAGATTGTAAGATCAATTTTTAAATGAAAAAATAATCAGTTCTTTCATACCTTGTGGCATTATCTTATCTACAAATTTCGTGCTTATGGTCTTCTGCACAAATTATTATTTTTGTGGCACACGCATTTATCATAAGCCATATGAAAATGGGTTGACATTTTAAATAGGGTCGGGTCGGGGGTATATAAGGCATCGCTTTTTACTCAAAAGTATTTTGGGTTTTCGTTTTTGGACATTTTTTTTGTCCATTTTTGAAAAGGGAAAATACTTTTTGATAAAAAATAATGGAGAAATCGCTCGTGAGCATAAAGCTCTTAGATGCAATTTTCAGTTAAAAAATTTGTCAGCATATTATTTTTTCATTTTAATATGGAAAGTATTTAGCAACTTTTTCTGTTCTTAAAATATAGAACAAATGGTAACAGAAAGTTGCAAAAAAGTTGCTCAAGGTTTTTTGTGCAAAAAATGTGACTATGCTACGAGCAAAAAAAGTAGTTTTGATAAACATTTGCTAACAGCTAAGCACATTTTCGTTACGAATGGTAACGACGAAGTTGCTTTTGAACACTCGCACCTGTATTCGTGTGACAAGTGTAATAAATTTTTTAAATCTAGGCACGGTGTGTGGTATCATAAGAAGAAATGCGCCAATATACAACAGAATGTTAATGAAAGTGATCTTGTTAAAATATTATTGAAAGAAAATAAAGAATTTAAAGAAATCATTATTGATCAGGGAAATAAAATGATAGAACAAAGCAAAATGATGCTTGATTTTGCAAGCAAAACTAACTCCACCGTGAATAATAATAATATAAATACTAATAACAACCAGTTTAATATGCAGTTCTTCTTAAATGAAACTTGCAAAAATGCCATGAGCATTACTGAGTTTGTTGACTCGATTGAAATCAAGTCAGAAGACCTCGAAGTTTTTGGAAACCAAGGCTACATTCAAGGTATTTCTAATATATTTATAAAGGGGCTTAGAAACCTTGATGAAACAGTGAGACCCATTCATTGCAGCGATATAAAACGCGAGATCTTGTACATAAAGGACAATGATGTGTGGAATAAAGACGAGAATCAGCAAAAAATACGAAATACTATAGCAATGATTGCTCACAAGAATTTGAAATACATTCCTATTTGGAAAGAGGCTAATCCAACCTCCTCTGATGTTACCACCAAGAAAAATGACTTGTTGATGAGAATAATGAACCAGGTGACTACCAGTATTACACCCGACGATGATTCTGGGATAAATAAGATTATTCGAAATGTGGCAAGCAAAGTTTGTATAAACAAAAAAACTTAGAGTAATAATTTCATTATATTATAACAAGGTCTCAATGAAATTATTAATGTTATTTTTGTATCGAGTACTAATGCGCAATCGAATTATAAAACTTAATTACAATAATAATAATAATAATAATTCTTCATCGGTTTAATTGTCCTTTAGTAAGTCTGTGTGAAATAATTCATTAATAGTTTTGTTTGCAAATGACATATAATCATTTTTACACAAAACCATATTTATACCATTGCACATTGCTAATGCCATTTGCGTTTTAACAAATGAATCATTAAATTTAACACCATAACCAGACAAGTTATTATTATTAATATAAGAATTAATTTCAACAATGCATTGATACAGTTTATTTTGGTCCGCCTGATTTTTTGAATGGATAGTTTCTTCTATAATACTTTCCAATTTATCTATTATTCGTTCAAAATGATTGTTTGGTAAATTTAATAGTACATCAACAGGTTCCAAATACATACACAGAAGATCTTTCGATATTTCTCTAGCGGGACTTGTAAATAATCTTAATCCAATATTTAAAAAATCTTCACTAATTTTTTGTTCAATTCTTAGAATAACACCAAAATCAATAAGACAAATTTTGCGTTCTTGTGTAACATCGTCTTTTAAAAATAATATATTTCCGGCGTGCAAGTCACCGTGACTTATTCGATGAATTAAAAAAGAGGCCATTCCATATTTTAGTAGTTGCCCCGCATATTCACTATAATCTTCTTCGTCAATTTCTTGAATTGTCTTTCCTTCTATAAATTCCATCATAATAACATTTGGAAACTTTTTAGTAACTTCTTCGTATGCGCGAGGAATTTTAATATAGTTCAAGTTTTTGCATTTTTCTGTGGCTTCTTTCATATTTTTAACCTCTTGATTAAAATCCAATTGCTGCTTCAATGAATCTATATTTTTGTTAAATGTAGTCGCAATATCAAATGTATTTAAATATGGTATAAAAGACATAATGTAAACAAAAAACTGCACATTTTCAATGGCGCTAGATAATGTGTTGTCTATATTTTTTCTTTTTACCTTTAAAACAACATCTTCATTTATATCATTGTTGTGCATTTTAAATACTAATGAAATCATACCCGAGTTTAATGGTTTACAAGAACGCAAATCCAGATTGAATTCATCTTTTACCTTGAAAAGTAGCTCTCGGTCAATGTCATTTTCATTATATGGAGCCGAATCTGTAAATTTCATCAACTCATTATTTATTTCATCATTAATTAAATTCTTATTTAATGCAATCGCCTGAAATAATTTAACATATAATATATTTTTTTTAGACAATTGCAATGCTAGACGCTGTATAAATTTTTGTCGACTTTGATGAAACATCGAAAACGCTAATTCAAAAAGAAATGTGCAAAATGTACTACTTAAAAAATATATATTTTCTGCAAGACTCGACATTAACAATAATTATACTATTTGTAGCTTTCTATAAATTGTTTTATTCTTATAAAGATTTTTACAAGCACCTTTATTGCAAAATTCTCAAGGAATTCAAACATATCCATGCTTGTATACAATGTTAATGAACTATGGTAATTCATATTGTGTGGGGTTTCTAAAATGCATTCAACATTAATATTATTTACTGAAACTAATTCTACATCTTTGGGCAAATTGTTGGGAATAAAACTGTCAATAGTATGCGCTTTGAATTTTATTAGATTATCGGTTTTCTCTAAAACTACTTTTATGTATGCATATTTTTGAGGCAGACCTAAATCGCGCAAAAAATGCTTGAATAAAAAATATACGGTTGCTTCACATTCATTATGAATGGTTACTTTATAATTATCAAAAATGTCCCTATTTAATGCGTAAAGTACATCTAACAGTGTAAAATTAATTATTTTTTCTAAATATATATTTTGGTTTTTGAGAGAAAAAAGTAATTGATAAGTGTTTGTCTCGCTTTTTTTTATAGTAATATTATTTTTATTATAAATTATTTCTTGTTCAGACATATCTTAAATAGAGGATTATTATTATATAAAAATGGCAACTAAAATCTTATTTATTATCAATAAATATAGAGTGAAATCCCATGCTTAGCTCTACATCTAATGGTATTTCTATTGTTTTATGTGTATTCAAGTTTACAATTATTAAATAACTATTTTTGTTCGAAGTGTCATTTTCAAAAGCTATTAAATGAGGCGTTTTGTTAATGTAAATTATTGCTGGTTCGCCGCAAATGCATCTATCATGAAAAAAATATTTATAAATTATTTTGAGTTCTTCACAAATAACAAAACCGTTTACTTTATTTTTTACACCATTTAATAAAACAATTTTATTATCAAAACGCAAAGGAAAATCTAAACTTAATTTTTCGAGCTCTTCGTTCTTTTCAATGACTACATTTTTTGTGAGTTTATTTATTGATATTTTTCTATATTTTCCCTCAAAATTTAAATCATTAAAGTCCATTTTATCATAAATTGGTGCAAATATTTCAATATTGTTATCGCATTCTTTTAAAATGGCATAATGAAAAATAAAAATACTCTGATTTATTTCATATGTTTCGCATTTATTTGTAGTTTTATTAATAATGTGAATTTTTGTTGTTGAATTTTTGTCTAATTCAATTGGCACCTTTACATCTCTCAAGGAATCCAATTTTAATGAAAATGGTGGTTGTGTTATTAAAATACTATTGTTGGTAGAAATAAAATCGTGGACAAACGGAATACAAGATGTAGATATTTTTGTTTGATTAATAATTTGAAATGCCGAGTTTAATAAATAATAATTAACGGTTTTTCCCATTACATCATAATCAATGGATTCTATTTGTTGTTCGTGATTATTAAATTTTGAATGAGCGCAGAAATAATTAATGTTTGGTATATTTACTTTTTTTAATGTGTTGATTGCTTTATTTTCAAAGTCAATGTTTAATAAATAAGGGTTATCCCCTTCAAATAATGCATATATATTTTTATTTATATTTATTAAAGCTGTATTTGCGCGTCCAACTATGTTAGGCAACAATTTCAAACTATTTCCTATTGCAAATAATGCTGTTACCAATAAATTGTTGGGTATTTTACCATGTTTTTCTTCAAATAAAAGTTTTTCAGTTCGAATAAACTTTTTTACAAAGGTAATATTTCCATTATCAAAAAAAACTCCTTGAATCATACCATCTCCCGCAAATAATTCATAAACTGATTTTATTTTATCTTCATTTACATCGGGTCCTATCATGCCATAAAAGCCATTTATATTTTTTAATATATTTTGCGCATCCAGTGAAGAAATCTTATTGTATGGAATGTGTTTTGTTATTTCTCTATTTGATATTTGAAATGATTTACTGAATATTCCGTTCAACCGCAACGCAATTATTTTTTGGGGAAATAATAGAATTTGAGAGAAAAGTAATATTGAAACGCTTAAATAAAATGGTGTCATCTATAATACAAACTATAATTATTTTTATATTATAATTTTGGTTTACACCTTTTGTTGAAGTTTTTGACTAGATTTTTCTTTTTTTTTTTTTCTTTTTTTTTTCTTTTTTAGAATATTAATATAAAAATATAAAAATATAAGTTAATAATACTTATGAGTCTTCCAGTTATACCAGTGTCGTTTGGCGAATTATATGATAAATATACTATTTTACAAATTAAAAATGAAAAGATCTGCGATTCAACAAAATTGGCTATTATAGCAAAAGAACTAGCTTATTTAACGCCGTTTATAAATAAAATGGTTTTTGATAATGCTATTAGCAATGCTATTATAAATGAATTAAAAACTATCAATGAAAAACTGTGGGAAATTGAAGATAAAATAAGAGAAAAAGAGTTCAAAAAAGAATTTGACGAAGAATTTATTGAATTAGCAAGAGCTGTCTATAAAACAAATGACGAAAGAAATCGCGTCAAAGTAAAAATAGACAAAATATTAAATTCTGAAATAAGTGATATCAAAAGTTATTGCAACTATACATAAAATATTTTTTGCAATTAGTATTTAAAAATTACATAAAGATATTATTATAATATATTACATTAATTGTATGTCAAAATTAGATAATGAATTAAAAAAATATTACAATAATGCTGAAGAAAATATAAAAAATGGTAATTATGAAAAAGCACTGGACTATTATTTAAATATAATTAAATATGAACCAAACAATGGTGTAATATTAAATGAAATAGGTATATGTTATTTCTCTTTGTCGAGACACAAAGAAGCTATAGATTATTTTTATAAAGTATTAAAAATAAAACAATTGAGCGATGTTTTAAATAATATAGGTGTTTGCTTTGTAAATATTAAACAATATAAATTAGCCGAAGCGCATTATTTAAAATCTTATAATCTTGATAATAATGATAAGTCAAAGTCCGCACTAGGTAATTTATACTATTACACGAAACAATACGAAAAATCTATTTCTTTTTACGAAAAAGTTAATAATAAAATGCCTGCAGATTTTTATAACATGTCTTCTCCTTATTTATCTAAAAAAGATTTTAAAAAGGGATTTGAGTTTTATGAAAATAGATTAAAAAGTAATAATGTAAATGCTCAAACTGGATTGAAAGAACGCGTTGATATTCCGCAAATACCCTATTGGAATGGAATAGACAAATGCAATAGATTATTAGTTGTATATGAACAAGGCATTGGAGATAATATTCAATATTTTAGATTTATAATTGAACTCTCAAAAAAATACCCAGATTTAAAAATAGATTATTTCTGCAAAGATATAATAGCTCATATTTTTAATAGTTATGAAAACATTGAAATAGTCAACACGGTTACTATTTTAAATTATGATTATATGATTTATATCATGTCGTTGCCTAAAATTTTGCATTTAAGTGAAATAAAACCAAATACTGAAGAATATATTAAAATTAAAGACGATAAATTGTTATTGTGGAAGAATAAGTTGCAAGATTTAAAAAAATTTAAAGTGGGATTTGTTTATAGCGGTTTATTAAGTTCGTTTATTGAGAAATATGTACCATTGAACGAATTTGAAAAATTGTGCGAATTAGATATTGATTTAATTTGCATTCAAAAGAATCAAGAAAATAACTCAGATTTAATATCAATAAAACAAAAAAGTAATTTTCATTTATTTGATATAGATGAAGAAGCGCCTTTTGAAGATACGATTCATATATTGAAAAATATAGATTTATTGATAACTGTTGATACATATATAGTGCATTTGGCAGGGGTATTAAATATTGAAACGCGGTTGTTATTGGGCTATTCCGAGTGGAGATGGTCAAATGAAGAAACAACATATTGGTACAATTCGGTTAAATTAATAAGAACTGACAATGAACGCAAAGAATTGAAAGACTTAATTTATGTAGTAAAAGATGAGTTACAAAAAAGATTATAAAACAAATAATTGTTGCATTTATATTTTCTATGGAGGACTCGAGAACTGATTGACCCAATATTGCAACAATAGTTTATCATAATTAAACTTAATAGTTTTAAATTTTTCAACAGTATCATTTAACAGTTGTTCATTAATATCGCTCCATTCCTCCACAATTAAAACTGGTAAATTATCAAACATGTCATTCTGTCCAAATGCTTTTATAATGGGGATGCAACCTAATGCTAATATTTCCCAATTTCTATGACAGTCTGGACCAGCTCCATATGGACAAAATGCAAAGGTGTAATTTACTGCTTCCTTCCACACTTGTGTTCGAGGCATATTTTTTGGATTAACTTCTACAAGACCCAAAGGAATTTTAGCCAAATCTGTCAGTCTTTCTGGTGAAAGAAACATTTGAACATAAATTTTTTTTGTCCTTTCATGAAAAGGGGCCATTGTTTTACGAATAGTTTTTAAAATATTTTCTTGGTATTTTGCCATATAACCTTCATTGTGGTCTCTCCAAAATTTTGAATGATCATTGCATATTGTGTGATAGTCTAAACCTATTGGCAATTGACAGAGTTTATTATTATCAATAATATTAAAAATCTTAAAATTGTTGTTATTATCATAATCGTTTTCATTATTTGTAAAGATGCAGTTTTGAGCAAACCATTTTATTAATCTTGGATGTCTTAATACATCGTAACATATAGATGCATCCAATTTTTTTCTATTATTACTCCATATATCGTAATAACCATTTGGAACAGTCGCATCTGAGTCTCCCGAAATCAAAAAAAAATCATTATTTATTTTTGGTAAAATATTTTTAAGAAAATAAGGCAATACATCGGTGCAAACATAAATTGACATATTATCAAACATATTTGTTGGTTCTTCTGTTATCATTTTATTTAAATAATCTGTATCATAACACCAAGAAGACCTAGGATTTGGCGAATGAAAATCACACGATTTCAATATTCCGCGACTATTCACAAATTGACAATTATTTTCCATATGAATTTTTTATTCTTTTATCTTTAATATATTAATTATAATATTAATTTATTAAAATAATTATTGCGAATTAAATTTAAATATCTAAGCTAACAGTATTCTTATCCGATTTTTGCTTGCGCCTGCTGCGTTTGGGCATATTTCCCTCCGCTTGCAATTCCTTCAAATCTGATATGCTAATTGTGCTACTATCATTTCCTGCAATTTGTGGTTCATACATTGAAGAGTTGGGTTGTCCTTGCGTTTGCGCTTCTTGAATATTAATAGTCTTTGTTTTAAGACCATTTAATATATCGGAGATATCGCTAGGACCTTTCATTTCAGCGCGACTCGACCGAGGAACATCTGTGGCGCCACCAAAATTCTCGCGAATATTAATTCCGTCATTTTCATTGTTAAAAATGGGACGGGCATTAGAGAATTTGGTCGAGTTATTGTTTCCAGGTCTACTTGCGGAACTACTTGCAGAACCCTCGCGATTTTGCGTTGCCATTGGCGGAGGAGGTGCACCATTATATCCAACGGAAGGTTCGGGGTTCATCATATTATTCATAAAACCGGAAAATCCTGGGCTTGTTTGGCTCATCGAGTTTACTGCGGCGGTCTGGAATTGGCGCATCAAATCTGGGTTTTGGCGCAAAATATCGTCCATGCCAGGCATAGCGGACTTGAACATTGTATTGGTCATATGAACCATCATGGCACTTCATCCAAGTTGGAAAAGCAATTTGAGTTCGGGCGCCATAGATGCGCGGCTCTTATACTTATCGTACAACTCTGCGAATACATCATCATAGTCTCCCAAGTTTTCATTGATTTGATCGCTCCAACCGTCGAGCTTAATATCAAAAGGATCAAAACGGTTATTCAAGAATTCGATTCCATTAATGCACGCCATAAGCATGTTACCCTGAAACTTGACAGAGTTTTGCTTGGCTTTTTCCTCCATAATCATTTCGTATTCGCCTTGCATTTCAGCGAGTGGCGACTCCATAGAATATTTCTTTGTAAGCGAAACTCCCTTTGTTTCAAGTGTTTCTAATCTTCTTAAATACTTGAACTTTTCTCTCAACAGTTCTTCTTTGGACATCTGTGGTTGAGTTTGGACGGGCTTGTCGGGGTTAATCGGAACATTGTTAAACTTGGCGTATCCATCCCATGTTCTACTATCACCGTCGGATTCAGCCGTTGCTTGTCCTAAACTTGCACCATTATTATCATCAAACCGAACTGATGGTTTATCATCAAAACTAGATCCTCTATTAAATAAACTGGAGCGACTTTCAAATCTTGAATTATCAACATCATCAGTAAGATTGTTTAACTCGTCTTCTAAATTATTCAAGTCATCTAGCTCAATATCAGAGGATTGTCTTCCAGAATTTTCTTTTTTCTTATCATTCATCAACAACTCTAGTCCTCCACCAAAATTAGTAGTCTTTGTTCTTCCGCCGCTACTAGAACGAGAATTCCAATCGTCGCCCAAGTTTTCATTTAAATTTATAGTAGATATATCAATAATATCGTCCATTTATGAATTAATTAGAACATTAAATCTAAGTATTAACGAATAATAAATATATTTTGAAACAACAAACTAGTGGATTTACAAAGGAGAGCAGATAGTTAGTTTGTTGTTAATGTACCACAACGCCTGTAAAAAAGAGTCGGCCAAATCGTCTTTTTTTGCATGCGCTTTAAAAAACCCATCCCATTCTTGAAAATTATAAGTTGATAAAAACTCTAAACATTGCTGAATGCCTAGTTTTTTACGATCGCTATATTTCATTTTTTTAGAGTCGGGATTTTTTGCCCCATCAGAAGTATAAGTAGAAGTAGAACTAGAAGTAGAAGTAGAAGTGGTCGCGGCTTTAAGTTTATTGGATGCATTCACAAAATCGATTTGAATATTATTATTTTTCATAATAAAATATTGAGCAATCATACCTTGTATAGTCTTCATGCGATTCGCAATTGGACTAATTTGATTTTCAATAATAACCTTGTCAATGGTTAAAAGGTGTGCGTCCAATATTTCGTCGAACTTGCATTGCATATTGCGACCAATAGTAACAAGATCGATTTTGGAAGCACTCGTGTTCTCAACAGGTTCAAAACAAGAATTATATATATAATCATTAATTAAAGAGAGAACATCCGCCTTTTTGCACGGTTGAGAATATTTGATTTTATAGTCGTCGGCAATTTGACATAGCACATTCATTTTTTGTTTATTGAGAAAAGCCGGTTTTAATTGACTCGTTGGAATTTGAAATTGTTGTTTTTTGGAGTGTTTCAAGCAATAACATTTCGAGTTTTTGGTAAACTTTGCAGGTTTATTGCATTGTGTATTTTTCTCAATTTCACAGCATTTTGCCTCGATTTTTTGCGCCAAGTTAATGGTATCCCATTTTAAAATAGTAATTTTGTCGCTATTTTTATCACTACAATGGTCATCTTTTTCTAAAAGGCAAAATGCTAAATTTTTTATTCCAACATCTATGCTAAGTATTTTCATTTTATAGACTGTTGATATAATATAATATAAAATATAAAAAGTTGTTTATATTATATTATAATTTATACCATTTTTGAACCATAAAAGTGCCAAAGAACAATGGATGCTACACTACCAACAATAAAACCATTGCCGGCGGATACAAATGTTTTGCCAAAGAAATAATAGAAAAACAAAGGACCAAGAATATAAGAAAGCAAAATGTAAAACAACATAATCGAGAGAAAGGTGGTAAATTTGGATGACATCTCTTTAAGTTATAGATATAATATATTTTTGACATTGGGCTTAAAGACTAAAGGTTTATTCTTGAGAAATAAGAAAAACGCCAAGAATGGTTAGAAAGACTCCTATAATCTGTTTCCACGAGTATTTTTCTTCGAATAGAAATGCGCCAACAAGAATAAGTGAAATGGTGGACGCGGCGCGCATAAACATTGAATTTATAAGCGGGGTATTGTAGTTTTTGTCAAATTCGTAAATAAAAATAGAAGAACCAACGGCTAAAAAAGCCATTAAAATAAGAGCGCCTACTTGGGTAAATGAAAGACTATTGTAATTTTTGAATGTCTCTATAAGAGGTTTTGATTTATCAAATAATAATTTATACAAGAAAACCGAAAATACAATTAAAAAAATCAGAAAGGTGTTTATAAATAATAAATCGTGCGAATTCAAAGTTGTTAATGTGTGTTTTCTAAAATATGGCGTAAATGCTTTCAATATGCTCAAACCAAACATATAACGATACATTTTTCTTTATATATACTTGACAAGTTATTTTGTCAACTATATATGGCTGCAATTGTTCTTCCATTGTTGATGCGAGCGTACACACTTTTATTATAGTCTAATGTAGAGAAACAACGAATAAGAAACCGGTCAAACCCATTAAACTGCGGGAAAAACGGTGATCTCCCATGAAGAGCGCGCCTATTGTCGATTATTATTATTTCGCCTGGTTTAAGATTGTGCGAATATCGGTGTTTGTAATAGATATCTACTATTTTTTTCACCATTGCTTGCGATTCATTGCAAACTCCTGTCATTAAATCTTGATCAAAGGTAATTTGTGGATCAAACTGGTCGCCAGTTAGAATTGCGAGGGGGCCGCGCGTATCCCCTTCAATAAATTCATGGCCATTCAATTTAAATGATAAATCTACTCCCGTTTTCCATAATGGCTTTCTAAGAATGTCTATTTCGTTTTTAGTGGCGTTGTCTATTATTTTCTGTACGGGCAAAATATAAGTATTTGCATTATGGTCACCTCTTAAACATGACAAACTAAGAAAATCTGGTCTCAACTTTGAAAATGCTTGCTCAGTGTGAATCTCCAGTTCGGTGTTACTGCCTAAACTCGTTTGAACCGTGGACATTGACTTTATGGGAACAACATCTTGAAAAAGTCTACCATAACCCTCCGCTTCATAGGAAATCAAGTCACTAAAAAAACTTATTAGAATGGCTTGAATTTTGGCCAATAATGTAGTTTCTCCTACTTTAAATTGATTTCCACTGGGAGTGGGAGGAGTGTTTTCTACAGGAATATTTTTTATAAGTAAATAACCCGTTGGAGAACCATTTACTGAAAAATGCATTAATTCATCTTTTATGTGATTTGGTAGCAAGTTTGACAACATTTTGGCTTTGTTGCAAAATGATTCAGGATTATCGGGTGGGTTTACACTTTCATTTAAAATGCGCGCCAAATTTAAAAGTAAACTAATATCGTTATTTGTAAGCTCGATTGTGCATTGATGATTTTTTTTCATTATTTTTTTATATTTTAAAAAGATAATAATTATGGTTATATTATGCGTTTTTTGAACAAGGTACGCTTATTGATGGCGATATCATTCTGGCTTGCAACTGTTCTCTCGATAAGTAAGGATTTTTTAGATCACTTGTGGGATAACCAAAACCTGGTGATCTGGTGTCCATTACAGAGCTGAACATGTGCGGCACATTGGAAGAAGGAGTCGCGTTTGTTTGAATATGTGCATTCAATCCTAAATCAGTGCAAGCCTCTTGATTATTGTATTTCATTATTTGAAGAGCGTTGTTGGTTAGAAATTGGCGATATGCCCAACTCGAAGTTATATTTTCCTGTTTTTGTATGCGTTCATTAACAACCGCTTCTGGCTGCCACGAAGCAAAATTTCTCCCGTCGGCCATAATTGGAGGAAAATTAAAATGAATATTATTTGAACCGCTGTAGCAAGTTGCCCAAGACATAATATATAGTATTGTAAGAAAATTATATATTATAATTATATTGCACTTACTATTTATTTTATTCAGCGTTAAGCATTTTTAATAGTTCATTCTTTTTTAACTTGGAAGAATCTTTGACTAGCCCCTTTTTAACAACAATGTTTCTTAATTTGTTAAGCGACATTTTCTTGTAATCAAAAGTCTCGAGTTCATTGTGTGATTCCTCTAAATTAGAAATATCAATTGATTTAATATAATCTGCATTTGTCAAGGTAATGCTTTCGTCTGATGTTAATTCATTATTATTTTCGATTCCATCTAAATCATCATCATTTAAACTTTCTAATTCATCTTCTAATTCGGATTTAGATGATGTGTCATCGTCATCGTCATTGTTATCTTCTTCCTCAGCCAATGCTTCGCATTGAATATTCACATCAAGCGTTTCGCCCATATTAATAGTCTTAATGTTTTGTTTGTCTTCTTCATCTTCGTCTTCACTAGATTCACTTCCTTCCTCGCTATCTCCTTCTTCGCTATTTCCGTCTTCACTTATTTCATCATCGTAGTCGTCATTATCATCTTCATCATTATCGGATACCTCTATTAAAGAACTATTGGGTTGTGCAAGAGTTGAAGAGTTAACTTCAACAGAAGCCGCCCCTCCAGTTTGTGGGAATGCATTTGCGGATAATATTTGTACTCTTGATCTTACAAAATTGAGTTCTTCCGCCATTGTAGAAACGAGTCCCAACATTGAAGCTATTTTATGATTTTGTTCGTTCATCTTCTGCATAAAAAACATTGCAAGAAGTCCTAGAAGGAGCAACATAATCCCTAAACAAATTAAAGTGGATGTTGATAAAATGTCGGCTAATCCCATTATTAGACTTTAATTATATATTTTTCTTTCCAAGGAAACGAATTAAAATTTTTAGCAACGCAAATTTAAATTCAATTATAAAGAAGAATTTTCTATTATTTCTTGAGGATATTCCATATCTTCTAGGACTTTTATTCCACCGCGGACATTTGAGACTCCTTTTTTCAATAAATATGTGTAGTTGAATTTTTTTGATAAAGCGTCAGTCTCATCTTTTATGGTTTGCATATAATAATTCTCGAACCGATCATTTTTTCCTAAATGTGTACATAAATCAAAAAAGTGTGTGGTTAATAAACAGTTTACTCCCTTATATTTTGATAAATAATTCATAAATGCGCCAGCGCTAGCAATTGCTTCATCCGGATTCGTCCCCGAATACAACTCGTCAAATACGCAAAAGTGTTTGTCTTTTGGATTCAAATGTATTACATCGATTATTTCTTTGCATCGTCGCGCTTCGGCCTGAAATAAACTGTCCCTCCCCGAAGTATCGGGTATATTCAAATAACAATGAATGTGCTTATAAGGCGTCAATGATGCCGACGAGTAAAATCCACACCCCATTTGTTGACTAATAATAATATTAATGAGAGAAGACTTTAATATAGTTGTTTTCCCTGAAGCGTTCGGTCCGGTAACAATTATATTTTTGTTTATATTTATAGTATTGCAAATAGGATTAGCATTAATTAATGCAGGGTAATATGATTTCACAAATTTTGCAGAAGATTTTTTAGCGGTCTTGGTTTTCTTAAATCTGGCAAATTGAATATTCTTCTTTTGTATATTATCGACCACCCCTTCTAATGCATCTGTATATCCATTAAAACCAAAAGAATACAAAAATGCGTCATTATATTCCTGACTATCGTATAATTCATAAAAGCACTTCAAAATGTGGCCAAATTGCATGACCTTTTTAATTGAAAATTTGTATTCGTCGATTTTATCGATCTTTTCTTTAAATTGTTTAAGAATTATTATATTCTCTTTTAAAGTTTGGTTGAATTGAGAGAAAGTTGATAAACTGGTTGACTGTAAAAGGAAGTTGTTTGCATTGTTTTCGGTGTACTTTATATAATTTTTTATGTCGTTTAAGTGAATGTGTATTTTTTTCATATTATTGTTGAATCTTATGCATGTTAGAACATTTTGATAAATAGAAAAAATGTAAAAGGTCGCGCTCACAAGAAGATACATCTTCTCATCCAACTTGACGGAATTGAATTTTGTAAAGAGTTTGCCTATTGCGTGATTGGACGCTACAATCTTTAATACTTCAATGTATTCGTAAACGGACAAATTTACACCTTTCATCTGTATAACAAAAAATGGAATTATTAGGATAATGACTGGCACAAAAAAAGACATGACTGGCGACGAAAGATTGTAAATGCTAAGTATTTGAAGAAAATTTCCGTCTTTATTTAAAAAGTCCCAAAAGGACCAGTCAATGTATTGATATTTTTCTTTGAATCCATTATCATTTTTTACTTCATCCCATAGTTCCATTATGTGATCGAAATCGGGTCTAAAAATTTCATCTTTTGGTGACTTGTAACTCTTTAAAAGAATTTGACAATCTTTTAAATGTTTAATATCGGGCGTATAATAAAGAGGCATCTGTTCAATGACCTTTTTGCCAAAATTAGTTTTTGGTTGAAACGCGTATTGGTACATAGATGCACCCGAAGGGTCTAGTGTTTTTATTAACTCTAAATCAGTAATTATATTTTCATTCAGCTTTTGCTTTTCCTTGTTATACAAAATAGGAACCTTGAAATAATCATTTATTTTTTCTATATTAGATAATGACATTTATAGAAAAAATAGAAGAATTATTGTTGCGTTTTACGCGACCATTTATCTTTCCAACTTGTCCAGTGTTGAAGGCATCTCCTCTATTTGACAAGAGTAATGCGCCTCAATTTCCTTCATCTTTGAAATATCGCGCCTTGTGATCAAATTAATACCAACGCCCTTTCGTCCCCAACGCCCGGATCTTCCAATTCTGTGCAAATAAGTGTGGACACACTTTGAAATATCGAAATTAATAACAACGCTCACTTGTTGTATATCAATTCCTCGCGCAGTAACATTTGAAGAAATGAGAACGCGGAATTTGCCTGTTCTAAACTCGGCAAATGCGTTGTCGCGGTCAGACTTGTCCATGCCACTGTGGATTCGACACACAGGAAATCCGTCTTCAATCATTGCATCGTATAAATCCGATACGCGTTTTACACTATTGCAATAAATAATGCATTGTGATAAAGAAATAACTGCGTATAAATCTTTTAGTGTTGCATACTTTTGCTTATCATCTTCGACGGCTACATAATATTGTGAAATACCCTCCAATGTCAGTTGTTCTGCTTTCACGGAAACGCGCACTGGATCGCGCATTAATTTTGATGTAATTGAAAAAATGTATGATGGAAGCGTTGCGCTGAATAAAGCCACTTGAATATCTTTATTAAAATTCTGAAAAATATTAAATACCTGTTCTTTAAATCCAATTGAAAATAATTCGTCCGCTTCATCCAAAACAACAAGCTTGATTTTTTTAGCTGAAAATGCGTTTCTACGAATCATGTCATATACTCGACCTGGACAACCAACAATGACATGCGGCGTGTTCTTTTTTAAATTATCAACATCTTCATCAATTGAAGATCCTCCTATTAAAATTTGCACACGCAGGTCATCCATCATGGATCCAATGCCTCTGAATACATTCGCGGTTTGTATGCTTAATTCTCTAGTGGGGGAAAGAACCAACACTTGAGGGCATTTGTCCTCCAGCACTACATTTGATAGCGCACCAATTGTAAATGTTGCCGTTTTACCTGTTCCCGATTGAGCTTGTCCAATAATATCTTTTTTCATTATTAGCGGTTTAATCGCCTTTTTTTGAATAGGACTAGGATTTTCAAAACCATATGCATAAATGCCTCTCAATAAATCTGTGGAAATCTCTAGTTCATCCCATGAATTAAATTCATATGAAGAGTCTATTTCGTTACTCTCTTCCGTATTTCTAGGCGCGTTTTCGTTTTCGTTTTCAACTGACATATTATTATTATCTATTTTATATTTAAGTGGATTTATATTACTAAATATATAATAAATACATAATAGCATTTTAGATTTATTGTTCTCGATGAAATTTTCTGCGCTTTGCAGTGTTGGTGTTAATGTAAAATCGGCACGACGCCTTCGTTAAATATATAAAAAAAAATTGATATAAATGAAACAATATAAGTAGATTTATAAGCCAATGCAGACAATGAGATATACTCTAAATGATTTTACAGATATTACATTCAACGGCTTTGAAATTAAATTCCCAGATGAAACCATGAGTATAATTACAGAGTTGGCACTGCAAGTGGGTTCCCCAACATATATAAGAACTCCCGTATTTGCGAAAAAAGAAAATCCATTAAAGGCAAAAAATAATACTTTATTTGTTGGTGCTAACGACAACTTTGATTTTAAAAAGAAGAAACGAGGAAATAGACCCGTTGAAGCGTTAAATGATGATGATTGGGAAAGCATAAGAACCTTTCAAGCCACTGTCATAGAACAAAAGGTGGGTATTGATGTTCAAATCGATTTGATTCGTTCATCGTTGAATAAAATGACAGAAAAAAATTACGATGAGCATTCGGGTAAGATTATTGAAATATTAAATCAGTTAATTGGTGAAGGTGTTAATGAAACGGATATGCTGCGCGTTGGAAATTCTATATTTGAAATAGCGTCGAATAATAGATTCTTTTCAAAATTATACGCGGATTTATATACATTGCTCATTAATCAATATCAGGTTATGCGCTCAATTTTTGATTCCAACTTTAATGCGTTTTTAGATGTATTTAAGACTATTGAGAGTGGAAATCCTGATGAAAATTATGCACAATTTTGCAAAATTGTAAAAGATAATGAGCGTAGAAAGGCGTTGAGTCTATTCTTTGTAAATTTAACAATAAATGGAATAATTAAGAGAGAGTTGTTGATTGAACTGACTTTCAATTTGCTTAACCAAGTATTGGCATTTATGAAAGAAGATAATAAGAAAAGTGAAGTAGATGAAATTATTGAAAATATCTTTATCTTGTATAATAAAGAGTGGTTTGAAAATTTAAGCGAAAGAATTGATGACTGCACTTTTATCAAGGTTATTGAAAGGTTGGCGCGTAGTAAAGCAAAGGATTATCCTAGTTTGTCAAACAAAACTATATTCAAGTGCATGGATATGATTGAGATGTAAATTAATTTTCTCGATAATTAATATTTAATATTTTTTATATTGACATATAGTATAATGAAATTTTCTGTAAAAAGTTTGTGCACCCCGGCAAGTATTTATTTTTGGATATCCATTATTGGATTGACAATTGCGTTTTTTACCAAGTTTCAATTAACAACCACAATTATTAATTTATTATTTATTCTTTTGTGGACATGTTTTTTGAATTACTTTTGTTCAAAGGGATATTCTATTGTATCGTGGGTTTTAGTATTGTTGCCTATTATTATTTTTGCTGGAGCTTTAATAAGAAGCATGGATACAATCGCGTTTTCAAGATAAATGCGCGCACGGCAGTATAATATAAATAATATAATTAATATAATTAATAATTGAATTAATTATATTAAAAATAAGAATATGTAATAAGTAATGGACGATGAAAACATTACTTATTATGTGGATGATGGAAACTTGGACGATTCAGATGATTTGAACCTTGAATTGACAGAATTGTTAAACAATTTTGAACAAATCAACAATGCGAATAAAACGGACTTGCTTAATGAAGATGAGATAATAACAGAAATACAAAATTACGAGTTAAATTTCACAATAAAACAATTACTAGTAATATGCGATTACTATGGTTTAACAAAACAAACAAAAAATGCTAGAGGTTTAAAAAAGAATGATATTATAACATTAATAATGATGTTTGAGAAGAATGCAGAGAACATAGATATTGTAATGAAACGCAAAGAATTGTGGTTTTATTTAGATGCGTTAAAAAGTGACAAAAATATGAAAAAATTTGTTATTTGGTAATAAGTATAAAGTATATTTTCAAGAATATTTTGAAAATATAAAGATAAGATATTAAAAATATTATTATAAACTATAGAATAAGAAAGTAATGGTATTATCAAAATTAGATAGAAGTATTAGTTATCCCGAATTAAAAAGAGTTGACCCAAATGATTTAAAAAAGGAAGCAAATTTATATCAAATAGAATTTGAAACGGAAAAAATTAGTAAAATTGAAATAATTGTTGCTATAGGTAATGCAAAAAATACATTTGAAGATAAGAATGTTACCTATTTCCCTATTTATTTAGTAAAAACGAATAAAAAGGTAATGCAAATAGGGGTATACGAAGTTGAATCTACAAATGTGGCGGAATATACCGATGAAAATAATAATTTGGAGGTTGAAAAAATGGGCGATCCTTTGATTTATGCATTTGTTACCACGGAAATGTTAAAAAACTTGCGATTAAAACCCGACAAATTTATTGCGGAAATGGAAAAAGAAGAAAAAGAAGAAGACGAAGGAGAAGAAGAAGACGATGACCAAGACCTGGCTATTGATAAGGGATTTTTAACCGAGGGAGAAGTAGTCATTCCCGAATCTAGAAGAGATTTATTTGTTCTAACAAAGGGAATTCCTATTCCTGCATTATTGAGAGAAGAAACTAAAAAGGATGCAAAGGCTTATAAAGACCGTTTCAGGGAATCAAGTAAAAGTGAATGGATAGAAAAGTTTATGCAAAATGACAACTATTATATATTAGACAATGAAGGTGGAGGCGATTGCTTGTTTGCTACAGTTCGAGACGCATTTTCGCAAATAGGACAACAGACTTCGGTTGTTAAACTAAGAAATCGATTATCGGCAGAAGCAACAGAAGAGTTGTTTCAAAACTACAAAAGGCAATATGAAGAAGCAATGCAATCAATCGTCAATGATACGCAAAAAATTACTGAATTAGAAGCTATTCATCAAAACTTTAAAGATAAATATAATGCTACATTGGATAGAGAGGAAAAAAAGAAACTTACAGAGGCCGGGAAAAAAATTAAAGAACAGCGCGATAGAATAATCAAAGAAAAACTAGTTTCACAACAATATGCAGCGGAATACAAGTTTATGAAAAAAATAAACGACTTGGATGCGTTTAAAAAGAAGATTCGTACTTGTGAATTTTGGGGAGAGACGTGGACAATGTCAACTTTGGAAAGAGCCCTGAATATTAAATTTATTGTTTTGTCATATGAAGCCTATAAATCTGGAGATAAAAATAATGTATTAATTTGCAGTCAATTAAACGATGCGGTGTTAGAGTCCGCGGGAGTGTTTAATCCTGATTATTATATTATGGTTGAACACAACGGATATCATTACAAGTTAATAGGTTATAAGAAGAAGCAAATCTTCACATTTGAAGAAATTCCCTATGATATGAAGACGAAAATAGTAGATAAATGCATGGAGAAAGATGGAGGCATATTTGGTCTTATTTCTGAATTTAAAAGGTTCAAAGAAGAACTGAAAGGTCCGGATCGAGAGAAGCCGCGTTTTGAAGAATTATCAGAGGCAAAAATAAAGGGTCTCTACGAAGACGATATTATTTTTTCTTTTTATGGTGGTTCATCGGGTAAAAAATTGCCAGGAAAGGGAGCTGGGGAGAAGATTCCGGTGGAAATGGTGCGAGAGTTTGCTGATTTGGCCGCGGTCCCGGATTGGAGAAGAAAATTGGATAATTCTTGGGCGCAACCATTTACATTAGATGGAAATAGGTGGGAAACAGTTGAGCATTATTATCAAGCATCCAAATTTAAAGAACACAATAGAGAATTTTACTTGTCTTTTGCTTTGGAATCGGGGACGCCATTATCTAAGAATGTGGAATTAGCAAAGGATGCAGGTAGCAAAAGGGGAATAAATAAAGAAACTAAGGAATTGATAAGACCAGTTGAAGTGTCGATAGATCCCGAGTTCGATGATAAGATTGGAGAGAAAGCCTTGAAAGAGGCATTGTATGCAAAGTTTTCTCAAAATGAAGACCTGAGAGACGCTCTTTTAGCAACAAGGAAAGCAAAATTGGTACATTGTAAGAAATGCAAAGAGCCCAAATTGGCAGAAGAATTAATTTTTGTTAGATATGCATTGAAAGATAAACGCTAAAAATAAAAATAATAACAATAAAAACTAAAAAAAAATAAATTATAATAAAATATAATGAGTACTACATATTTTATTATGACGCGAGAAGAAGAAACTGATATTTGTGACACCGATAACAATCATTTTATATGTTTTAACGATACTGCACTATCTTACATTTTGCCTAGAAATTTAATATCGTGTTATACAGCGGATGGTTTATTTGAATCTGCTACGATAGAATGGTGTAAGCAATATTGCGAAAAAGATAAATTAATGCTTGATATCGGCGCGCGCACAGGAACATATGTAGTTTCATTGGGCAATTTGTGCAAGAAAGTATATTGTTTTGAACCAGAACAAATGAATTATTACGCATTATGTGGATCAGTTGCTTTGTCAAATCTGCGGAATGTAATATGTTTAAACTATGGACTAGGGTCGAATGAGCAAATGACTAATGATGGAATCAGTTCAAAAATAGATAAAGAACTAATGGAAATGTTTATGGAAACAAAAATAGACATTCGTTCATTGGACAGTCTTGAATTAAATGATGTTGGTTTTATTAAAATAGATGTAGAAGATAATCTTATGCAAATATTGGCGGGTTCTGAAAAAACATTGCAAAGATGCGGTCCAAGAATTTTGTTCAAGTACAATAATACTACAAAAATTCAAAGGTTGTTTGATTATTTTTCTAGATTGGGGTATCAAGTTATTTCTGTAAGGGGTGCTGGCAACATGTATTTGGCTGAAAAATCTTAAATATAATTTTCTTTATCAATAATAACTTTATTTGCCACATTGCGAATAATTTTATTGATTCCTGAATCATCGTCTGGTGTAATACATGTTGTTACCTGATTTGATATTCTCATGTACAAATCATTTTTTGATGTTGTAACATCGGAAGCGCTTGGGTTTGCATCTTTCCACACTGGAATATATTTGAAATTTTTGTGCGCAATTAGAGCAATAACATTTCTAATTTTTTGATTATTATCATCTTTATCCCAGACATCGTTGTCCTTGATATACAATGTTTCTCTTTTTATGTCATTGCAATGAAGCGGACGCATTGTTTCATCGAGGCCTTTAAGACCCTTTATGAAAATATTGGATATGCCTTGAATGTAACCCAGCTTGCCGATATTTTCAAAGTCTTCATCGTGGATTTTGAGAGAGCTTATAAACTCGCTCATATTCATAGCATTTTTGCATTTTTCATTCAAGAAAACTTGCAGGTTGAACTGCTTATTATTATTATTTGAATTATTATTAGAATTGTTGTTATTTATAATACTGGTTGGTTTTGTTGCCAACTCCATCATTTTATTACTTTGGTCTAAAATCAATTCTTTGAAATCTTTGTTTTCTTTTAACAAGTACATAATGAGCTCTTTGTCTGTCATATTTTGAACCAAGTTTTCTATGTCCTTTGGACCTTTGCACAGTTTCTTGTGCGCGCTAAGAGTTTGTTGGTGTTTATATTTTTTTCCGCATGAACAATCGTAACATTTTATTTCATCGGCTACACATGAGGCATTATTCCTCATAATATGTTTTCGTGTGGTCAAATGAATGTCATAGTTGCTTTTTTTGCAGCATTTGAAATCGCAAAAAAAGCAGTAGTATTTTTGTGCATTTTCTGTATGCGGCATTTTTTCTATATAATTCCTAAAGAAAAAAATGCTTAAGTTTGTTTGCCGCAAAAGTATAAAAATTTATGATAACGATTTTTTTAACAGAAAAATAGAATTGAGATCTTTATGCTAACAATCGATTTTGGCGCGACTTTTTGTCGAAAAGTCTTTTCCCTTTTCAAAAATGGACAAAAAAAATGTCCAAAAACGAAAACCCAAAATACTTTTCAGCAAAATTTGCGGATTTACTCGTTTTGCAGATTTATACCATCCTTTCAAAAAATAAGAGAATGTATTTATTTTCTTATGATAAATGATAAGAAAATATTATAAGTAAACATCCTAAGGGATTTTCGGGAATAATAGGCTAATTTCAGCAGTTGGACCCGAGAAAATTCATTTTTGGGGTTTGACCATTGTGGCAGCAACCATATCTGGTTCCAGCGCACCCACCTACCATTGGTTGAGGAGCGGGTTGGGGCTGAGGCTGAGGTTGAGGCTGAGGCGCAGGATAAGGTTGAGGAACAGGATAAGGCACGGGAATGGGAACGGGTTTGGGTTGGGGGTTAGGGTTGGTTTGAATCACCACTAGATGACCCATAAAAGTAAAAAACAGCAAGACGATGAGAACGGCGATGATAATGTCGGATGCTTCCATAGTTATAAATTATCTAAACAAAATAAATATTTTTGTTACTGTAAACAAATTAAATATAAAATAACTAAATAGTATAGGAATGAAATTAACAAAAACAAGCCAATCATTGATGTCGTTTTTCATCGAAAATAAATGCATAAATCATTCACAACCAACTAAAAAGACGAATAACATTTTAAGAAAATTGTACAGCGAACTGAAAACGGCAAACGCATTTGTTCAGAAAAAGAAAAGGGAAGAAGGACCTTCATTTTATAAGCTCGTTGTTACTAAACTGACAACGGCTTCGCAAATTCCCAAACCGCAACAATTTAATGCGGATAGCTTTCCTAGTGACATTCGAAATCAAATAGACACTTTTATTTCTCACGACTTGTCGTATACTTTTTCTCTCTATGATCGAGAAGTAATAATCCATTTTTTAGTGGAAGATAAGAACCCGGAACTTTCGTTGTCTATGTACAATGAGTATGTTGATAAGATATTGGCGTGGCTCTATATAATAAATGAGTATGGTGCAAAACGATGCGCAAAGAAGTTGACTCTCTTTATTTATATGACTTCAATGAAGAAGGAGCTGCCTTCAAACAATATAAGCATTTTAGACCAGAGCAATGTGAATACCGCGTTTACATACACTTGCCCGGTAGTAAGCGAGATTGTTGTATTTAGAAAAGAGGAATGGTTAAAGGTACTTATGCATGAGACATTTCACAATTTTGCCCTCGACTTTTCTGATATGAATGCGAGTTCTTGCACTAAACGCATATTATCTGTTTTCAAAGTAGATTCAGATGTGAATTTATTCGAGGCTTATACGGAGTTTTGGGCAGAAATAATGAATTCAGTCTTTTGCAGCTTTTATTTATTAAAAGACAAGGACAATGAAGAAGAATTTCTTTCGAACTGCGAGTTTTTTATTAATTTTGAAAGAACATATGGTTTTTTCCAGATGGAAAAGACATTGAATTTTATGGGTCTTAAATACAAAGATTTATATTCAAATACAGAAGAATCGAGAGTATTGAGAGAAACAATGTATAAGGAAAAAAGTAGCGTGTTGGCTTATTATGTGATTACTTTGGTATTAATGAACAATTATCAAGGATTTTTGTCGTGGTGTAATACACACAATCTTTCTCTCCTTCAATTCAAGAAGACTTCTGCAAACTTGGATGAATTTTGCAAGTTTGTGGAAAAGAACTATAAAACCAAGTCAATGATTCAGGGCGTTGAATGCATGGAAAAGTTTTTGAATGGCTTCAAGAAGTCAAAGACTAAGAAATCCCGAGAAAGCACGGAACTTCTTCTAAAAAATATGCGAATGTCTATTTGTGAATTGGGTTAAATGCCTAGCATAAATAATGGCATAAATAATAGAAAAAATAAATAAAAAAATAAATTATGTTGACATAAGAATAATTTATTTTTTGTGGCGTCTTTTATTATGTTTTCTGCTGTATTTTTTTTTGTGTTTCCTAGTTTTTTTATTATGACGCCGTTTGCGCATTGTTTTTACTCTATAACCGAATGCAAGGTCGGGAGGTCGTTCTTCTTCCGCTGACCAAGATTTAAATGTGTTAAAATTTTGATTTTGTACTTTTGCGTCTCTTACAACTAATACATCTGGCAACGATTTTGTTAATCTAAACGGAGCATCAGTATTATTAAAACTAAGATTAAAAGGGACTCTTCTCTTGGTTAAAGGCGGCGAAACTTCAAATTGTATGGGTGTGGCTTTTGGTGGAAATGGTCTTAAATCTTGCACCATGCTTTCAATGTCATATGGGTCAACATCAACTCTTTCATACGGGAAGATCTTTTTACTATTTTTTTGAGGAGGCGCAAGCAATTCTTTAATATCAGATTTGAATGAACTGGAAGATAGGAGAGATGGAGGTGGAGGAATTGAAGACGATGGAGAACGAGCAGAATAAGAAGACTGAGAAGAAGGTGTTGGTTTTATTTCTATTGCATAAACATCTTTTCTGGGTCCAAGCCCTTCTTCCATTCTAGACATATCAGAACTAGTGTCTCCACCCTTTTTATGAAATCTCTTTGTTTGTTTGTTTTTGGTGTTTTGTTTTTTTGAACGCATATATATTTTCTAAATATTATTTTTTAATTTTGATTTTGATGCCATTTGCAAAATTCGCAACCAGGAAATGGTTCTCTCGAGCACTTTTTTCCCGTTTTTGTTAAACCTTGACAAACATATCGATAGGTTCCGTTCCCCTTGGATTTCTTGTTGGTCTTCCATGCCGCGCTAGCTTCGTCAAAATCGATGTTGACTTCATATTCGACTATGTCTAGTTGAATGTGGTTTTGAGTATTGGATTGGCTTCGAGTTTGCATGTTATTAGTATAGTGTTACAATAGCTTTAAATACTTGATTCTTCAATTTTATTTAGAGTAAAATAACCTGTTTACATCATTATTGATCTGCATTTTACATGTACAAAGGCAAAATTGTTAACAAAAAAATTGAATAGGGTAAATCAGTAAAAAATAGCCGTAACTTGAAGCAACAACTTTTACTACCAAGGATGGGAATCAAGAATTTAAACAGTTTTCTGCGTGATAATTGCACCGAGTCAATTAAATGCATTTCTCTTGCAGATTTGTCTGGCAAGAAAATTGCTGTAGACATAAGCATCTATATTTACAAGTATGTGGGCGACGACTCTCTAGTAGAGAACATATATTTGATGCTTGCAACATTTCGGTATTACAACATTATACCAATCTTCATTTTCGACGGCAAACCACCAGCTGAAAAAAAGGAACTACTTCAAAAACGCCGCGCGGACAAAAAGGAAGCTGAAAATGAATACAATCAACTGAAAAATATATTAGAATCTGTTGACATTACAATCAACGAGGAAAAAAAAGAAGAAATTGCAACAAGCATGGACGCACTAAAAAAAAAATTTGTTTATGTGAATCGCGAACAATTAGAAAAAGTTAAAGAAATGATTCGCGCTTATGGTCTTACATATTACGATGCTCCTGGTGAAGCCGACGAGCTATGCGCATTGTTAGTCGCCAAAAAGAAAGTGTGGGCTTGTTTAAGCGAAGACATGGATATGTTTGTTTATGGGTGTAGACGAGTGTTAAGATACTTCAGCCTGTTAAACCACAACGCGGTTTTATACGACACCAAAAATATTTTACAAGAGTTGGGTATATCTCTGAAAGAATTTCGTGAAATTTGTATATTATCTGGCACTGATTATAATATTGTGAATGACCATGAACACAATTTGATGCATACACTCAGGTTATTCAAAAAATATCACAAGTCTAAAACATCTAAAGAATTTTACGATTGGTTGCTAGAAAACACGGATTATATCTTACATAGGGATGAACTCGATAACATATACAAGATGTTCGATTTATCCTTGAATCAACATTCGGCAATATTAAAAGTATTTGATAAAATAAAAATTGTAAATACACAAATTAGGAAAGATGCAATACATTCCATATTAGAAGAGGATGGGTTTATCTTTTCAAGAAATTAGGATTAATTGTAGTAAAAAGTATTTTTATTTTTTACTATTTAAAATTATAAAGTATAATTTATTTATAAATGAGCAATAATAAAACACTTGATTTGAAGAATAATAAATATTCTATGGAAATATTGAAAGAAAATATATATGCAACTGGATTATTGGAAATTTTGCGCACACAAACTATAACTGAAGAATTTGCGGTTAATTACATTTTGAATAATAAATTTCAGTTAACTGACGAAGAAGAAAAAATTACACTTGAATATGTAATGCAAAAACAACCACATTTGAATAAAGATAAATTATTGAAACTATATGTTTTTGGACCAGTCGACAATGATTTTCCCAATTTTGAAACATATGCGCAATAAGATAAACGAAATATATAAATTTTTAGAATAAAATTTATATATTTTTATTTTGTTTTTGTTTTTGTTTTTTTAAAATTATTTTTAATAGCACATCAGCGCGCTTAAGCGGAAACAGTCTCCTCAACCTTGACAGTCTTGGCGAAGTGATGGCTCATGTACTTCTGGAGGTTGAAGTAAGTAAGCTCGTCGCTCTTCTTCAACTTAAGGAGAGCCGCAAGCTTGGCATCAGGGTTAATCTTGCGACCATTCACCTCATCCTGAAGCTTGTTGGTGCGAATGTAGGCGTTAATCTCCTTGGTAACAGTGGTGCTAGCCAACTCGGCACCCTTGTCCTTTCCTAGAAAGGCAGCAAGCTCATCGGAGATCTTGGTAGGCTTAACAAAGCCAGAAGGGGCACGGTTGCCAGCCTTGCGCTTGCGCTTGGAGGATTGCTTCTGGGCGGCCTTAAGCTCGCGAGTCCACTTCTTCTCAAGAGTGCGGTACTCGGTCTTAAGCGAGGAAATAAGAGCGCCGAGTTGACCAAGCTTGGCCAAAAACTCGGTGGATTGCTCAATGAGGGAAGCGTCAGCGTCGACGGCGGCGTCGGCGGGGGCATCAACAGGGGCATCCTCAACAACGGGGGCGACCTCAACAACGGATGCGGCCTCCTTGGGAGCCTTGACCTTCTTGACCTTGGGGGCCTTGGCAGCATCAGCTGCAACATTAACAACGGGAGCGGAAGCGGGAGCGGATTCGACAGCGTCGGTAGTCTTCTTGGTTCTTGCCATTTATATTCTATCTAAACAATATCTTTTTAAGTGATTTAACGCATTATATATATAATCGTGATTGGGAAGGTCACAAAAATATTTCCTAAAAATACGATACGGATTGAAAAAGCCAAGGAAGCGATGTAGCAGCATTTTCATTAACTAATGTTAAAGCGCTAAGCACATAGTATGCTCCTAAAGATTTACTATCATTATCTATCCCACTATTAACGAATTTTTCTAATAATGGATAAACAATTTTTCTAATATTATCAATATTTGTTTCATTCAAAATATGATTTACAGTAATATTCCTAAATGGGTCGCCGGTTGGTGGACAAATATTTCTTTTTGTTTCTGGCAATAGCTGCGCTCTATAAGTCCAAATATCGTGCAACTCTCTAACAAATTTTAGGATTTGTTGGCGATTCAATGAGAGAAACCATTGGGGGTCGCTATAATTTCCTAAACTATCAATGTTCTGGAAAATATCTAAAATCTTCAATTCAATGCTTTTTTGATTACTTATATCGTCGTTTACATCTTTTATATCAATATCTATTGGGATTTTCAATATCTTGCTTAATCGAATCAAATGTCGAATATTTTGCATGACATCTTTTGGCATTTCATTTCTATTATAAGGATTTTGCACTTTTTTCCCCGATTTTATTATCAAGTTATAGAGAGAAATAATGTCAAAACCGTAAATAAAATTATCTACATCCTTATAACTGAAGAATTGAGAGAACGGCAACAAAACTATAGGTTCAATAGATAAAAAGTCTGTTGTATTTGTGCACAGCGATCGTTTTGCAAATGCTGGGCCATGATATTTGTTGTAATTTCTCTGCAGTTTTCCACGGAATATTTTCTGGATTTTCACAATGTTTGAAGAGAGTTTTAAAAACACATACAAGCGATTTATCAGCTGGCCTTTGTTTCCAGATATTTTCAATTTATAATGCTTTGCAATCAATTTCAACTGTTGAACATTGTAGTTTTTGTGAGTTAAAAAAAAGTATTCGGTGAAGCTTGGAATGCTTATTGCATCGTCGCCAACCTTTTCTGTTTTTTTTGCAACCTTTATCTCTGTTTCACACTGTTTTTCAATATAATCAATGTATTCTTCTATTGTGCATTTATTTGTTTTATAATTCTTTACATTATCGATATTAGTAATAATATTGCAGTTGTTCGTTTTTATGCCCATTTCTTTTGAATTTATACTATATGTAGAAATCTTTTTGAGCCTTTTACAAACAATAATATATTAACAGATATTACTGCATTGCACATCTTACACCTTTGCGCATTTCGCAAGTTTGCGAAATGCGCATGGAACCGTTTCCTTTGCACTGATAAATCGTCCCAGAATGGGCGATTTAATTGTGCAAAGGTGTAAAGACGGGTCGAATTTCAATTGAATTTTGAATTGCAAAAAAAATTGATTTAAAGATAAGCCGTATATATAATTCATACTAGTAAGATGGCAGACACGATCATTGACGCAACCATGTTTAACGCGAAGGAGATTCGCTATTCCGCTCCCAAGGCAAACGCCTCCGGTGGAAAGAGTATTAATATTTTGAATAAGGCGACCAATTCTGGAATTCGGCTTTCGACGCCGCTTATGCTCACTTGGGGAGCCTCCGATTTTGTGGACCAGGCATCTGGCAAGGGAAATGGTAAATTTGAGATGTCAATGCAGTTTCCCAGCGAGGAGTACAAGACTGAGGATACGACGGCATTCCTAAAGAATATGCAAGCTTTTGAGGCAAAGATCAAGGATGACGCACTCGTCAACTCCAAGGATTGGTTTGGCAAGGTTCACAAGAACGCAGAGGTTGTTGACGCTCTTTACACGCCGATGCTCAAGTACTCAAAGGACAAGGCATCCGGTGAGCCAGATCTAAATCGCGCACCCGTTTTGCGTGTGAAGATACCTATGTGGGAGGGAAGTTGGAAGTGCGAGGTTTACGACGAGGATGGCGAGAAGCTATTTCCTAATTCTTCGAACCCAATTCTAACTCCCGTTGAGCTTATCCAGAAGGGCACTCAAGTGGCAGCGCTTATTCAGTGTGGTGGTCTTTGGTTTGCTAATGGCAAGTTTGGAGTAACTTGGAAGTTGATTCAGGTGGTTGTGCAGAAGCCTCGGGCTTCTCTAAGCGGTCAGTGCTTTATCAAGCTCAAGACCTCAGACAAGGAGAGGTTGAAGGCAGCGCCTGCTCCCAGCGGCGATATTGTCGATGATGAGGATGCAGTTCATACTGCCGAGGTTGAGGACTCGGACGAGGAGTCAGAGGATGATGATGAACCGGTTTCAGCGGCCGTTGTGCCTCCTCCTGCGCCTGCGCCAGCACCAGCGCCCGTAGTTGTCGCACCTCCTGCAGCAGCAGTTGTTGTTGAGGAGCCGAAGAAGAAGAAGGTGGTGAAGAAGAAGGTTCTTGCAGAGGCTTAAGATAAAGTTTAAAACGCACTTAAAAATATAAAAATAATTATTATATTGTAAAACGCACCTAAAAATATAAAAAATTTTTTAATTTATGTCATTCATATAAATTAAAAACTTAATCTATGGTTGCGAACTCTGTGTTAAAAATGGGTCTAAAATGTTATATACATTGTCAACTGATCTAACTAAGCCAGATCTTGTTGTTGACAACATTTCATTTCCTTCAGCGTCAACAACAGTGTGTGTAATGGGTCTGCAAGCGGGGTCATACAAAGTTAACATATTTATATCAAGCAAAAATCCAAGCAAGCATATTTCGCTCAAGTATAATTCTTCTTTTTCAATTGAATATAATATTCCTGCTATAGCTCTTCTTATTGCTTTATTTTTTTCGGCTGAAACACCCGTTGTAGGAAATTTTGTTTTTATATGCTCGAAAAACTTGTTTCTAAATTCTGGGTTTTTCAAATTATTAGTATCCAGCATTTCATTTTCATCTGTTGGGTCTGGAGAGACTCTTTTTAAGGATTCCTTCCATTTATTGAATTGAACAACTGTTTGTCCAGAGTTATTTACTACTTCTGCACCGTTTGTTTGTCTAAAATCAAAAATATGCAAACCTTCATGAACTCTATATTCGGGAGCTTCACCTTCATTTGGTTTTAATTGATAATATCTATCAAAACTTGATTTGCTTATTCTTTTTAAAACCCACACTTTTGGTTTGTCTGGGTTTTTTTTTGTCTCTATAAGCAATTTTAAGTAATGTTTACACCACAATTCGTCTAAGTCTTTTACACTTTTTAATTCTTCATCCCACATGTCTATAAAATTTGCTCTTAAAATGTGTCTTATAACTCGATTAAATTCAATTAAATCGCAATCTGTGGGAGTTTTTAGAGCGCTATTATTCAATAAGTTATATGCATTCTCAACAATGTAAATATCTATTTCCGAACTAGAAAAATGTTGGAGACATACATCTGATTTACAAGCGGAAAATAAAGTAGTCCAGTCGCTTTTTTCGGCCATAGACATAGGAGCAGATGGGCCCGGTTCTCCCATTGCAATTTGCAAATTCACACTTTTTTCAATGTATTTTTCAAAAGCTTTTCTAAAAACAGCTTCTGTTTTAAATACATCTGGAACTAAAATATCAAAATAGCTAGTTTTTTTAATTTTTTTTTGTCCGGCTTGTTTTCCAGACGCAAATTTTTTATATGAACCATCGGCGCCTTTATCATAATCTAATTCAGGAAAACTAAATTCTAATGTCAAAACCGCGTCAACAATTGTATGTCTAGTAGCAACATCCAAATCGTTTCCATGTCCACTAACAAATGTTACCATTGAACTAGAAGTGGTTTGTTGTTGTTGTTTTGTGCAATTTGCATTTTCCATAGATTTTGCATGCAAGGTTCTTAAAATGTTGTTTATTTCTGCGTCTGTCAATACTATATTTTTGAAATCATCATAACCTAACTGATTTATAATTTGCACTGGAATGCTATCTTCTTCCATCGCTGCTGCTGCTTCATAAGGTTCAACGCTCATTAATCTATACCTATAAAATTATTCACAAAAAAGTAACCTAACTATTACATCTCCTTTTTCTTCAACATTATATATATCATTATCAATTACTTTTGATAATCCCTGTCTTTTCAGCACAACAGTCTGAAACCTTTGCATTTTCAAGTCTTCTAAAGGCAGGTCAACCCTTTTTTCCCCCAAATAAAACACCATAAATTTCTGTTCGAGGAGAGAAAAAGTAAACGAAACCCGTAATAAAATATGAATATTATTGTTCTCGTCTATGCTTATGTTCTCCGGCAACTCGGGAATACATTTTACAATTATATTGTCCTTTCCATTTTCCAATCGTTTATCATCAAAATACAATTCATTGTGCCACAATGGAACAAAATATTTCTCTCCGTCTAAATCCAGCCTATATACATTGTTCGAAAGCAAATCGTTAATACTTGGGTTCAACACATATATCTGCACATCCTTGTACTTTTCTGCTATAATTTTGCTCACCTTGTCCAAAACCTCATCGCTAATATATAATATATTTTTATACTTAAAGAGGAAATTGTAGACCCCTAGAGTCTTTTCTTTGTCAAGGTCTTCAAACATCTTGAGAGTGATATCCTTGTAGCCATTCACTATATCTTTTATAAATGACGAGAGAAACTCGTTATAATGTCCCTTCAATAAGCTATCTAAAAATATATTTAAAATATTCATATACCCAGTATTGGTGTCGGTTTTTTCTTCGTTGTTATCAAAATCTGCGCATGAGTCTAAATTGCTAATTTCTCTCGACAAATAATTATAGGCCTCGTTAATTTGTTGAAATTTTTCCTTGGCTTCGACAGTGTTGCCGCGCTTATCAGGATGGTTTTGCAGTGCCAATTTGTGATAGCGCTTCTTTAAGTATTCTAATGTTATATTATTTGCTTTTTGAGAACAGGTATCTATTTCTAATATTTCGCAGGCGATTTTAAAATCCATTGCATAACTTGTTTTTTATCTTCTAAGTATTGATTCGGACTAACAATTTACAATTTATAATTGTGAATCAATGAAACAATAAAAAACAAGTAATTTTCTAAATGATAAATGGGTCGATAGTTGTTGTTGTAATACTGAAAAAACGAATATGTTTTAACGAGCAATACTGAAATGTGGTCCTTCTTAATTTTGTTTTGATGTATTAATGTTGATATTATGTACCACACGCAATCGGTAATGTCTAAATTATATATAAAAATATCGTAAAGAAGGTCTCGAAATTTGAGGAATTTGGTGTCTTCTATTTTAATCATTGCGTCTAATATTTTGTCACATATGATTTTATACGGCGTCATTAACTCTGTTATAGATGAGTGCAAATTTTTAATATTTGTAATTTGTTCTACCTTGTTTCCCAACTTGTTTCCCAACTTGTTTCCCAACTTGTTTCCCAACTTGTTTCCCAACTTGTTTCCCAACTTGTTTCCCAACTTGTTTT